TGAAGTCGAACGGAACCTCTGACCCTGGTGGACCAAGTGCGGTTTTCGACGGCCTTGAAGCCGTTCGCGATCAGCCATGCCCACGGCTGCATGATCGACAGACAGAGGGGACGCTCAGCCATGGCCGGCGGGCTCCTCGCAAAGCATGCGCTTGAGTGCCCCGACTTGCTGCATCGTCTCCCAATTTCTGAAGACATCTTTGTGCAGAGCCTGATTTATGTACTCAATCAACTTCTCAGCGGAGTGACGGGACTTCGCGTCTTGCGCAATGATCATTCCGATCACTTTGGTCAGCACGAACAGCGCGTCGCTGGGCCGCCTATACATGCACATCTCAAGAATTTCTTTCGCGAGATCTTCGCTCGATTTCTCGTCCATGTCTTTTCACCTGCGCCCTCGAAAGATGGCCGCGCCGATAGACGGCGCGGCACGAGTTCAACCAAGGATCACGCCCGATCGCGAAGCGCCTGGGTGTCGCTGTGGATGTGCCGGGACCTCTCCAACGTCTCCACAGTCGCCCCGCCGATGCTCTTGGTCAGGTCGGTGAGGCGATCGACATCCCGGTTGACAGAGCTCACCCGCTTGATCACAGCGTTGCGGGCGTCCCGGACGTCGTCCGCCGAAGCGGCATCGATGCCGCCCACGAGGCTGGTGGCGACGAGCTCGGCCAAGCTGTCGGCGAAGCGCTGGGTCGGCGACTTCTCCTCCATCTTCGGCTCAAGCAGGGCCATGTGACGGCGCATCCCGAGAGCAGCGATGCGGATGTCCTCGGCGGTGAGGCGAGCGTGCCCTTCCGAGAGCATGGCCAGCTTGGCCCGTTCGACGGCCTCCCGGATCGTGGCGGGGATCTGCCCCGACAGAAGCTCGCCGGCTTCCGAGAGGTCGATATCCGGCTCCAGCAGATTGCCGGCGTAGGCGCGGATGATCCGCTGGGCCGTCTCGGCGTCGGGCGCGTCGATGCTGATCACGGCATCGAGCCGCCCCGGCCGCAGGATCGCCTGATCGATCTTCTCGATGTAGTTGGTGGTGAGGACCACCATGATCTCGGAGGTCTTCGTATCGAGGCCGTCCAGCAGGTTCACCAGATCGTTGACCTCTTCGTCGTCGCGGTCGGCGCACCGGTCGATGTCCTCCGCGAAGATCACGCACGGCTGGTACTGGCGAGCGAAGTCGAGCGCCGCCTTCAGGCCCTGCGACCGATTGAGCATGAGGAAGGTCCAGCCGTTGTCGGTCGCGATCTTGGCGGCCACGCGAGCCGTCAGCGTCTTGCCGGTGCCGTAACGACCCTCGAGCAGGATGCCGCGTTTGAGCGGGATCTTGTTCTTCCTGCAGCCATCGGTGTTGCGGAGCGGCGAGAAGATCGACGTCCGGATCTGAGCCTCCGTGTCGGCCGTGTGGACCATGTCCGTCTCCTTCACGGCGGACAGGTCCAGGAACTCCGGCTGGTTGCTGAACTCGAGGTCGCCGTCTTCGTCGACCAGGAGCCTGATGGCCTTCCCCTTGTAGACCGACTGCTCCTCGATCATCCGGCGGGCGAGATTGACGATCTCGATCAGCCGAGCCCGGTCCTTCTTGCGCACGCTGCTGATGATGTGCGTGCCGTCCTCCCGCGCGAACACGTTGATCGGGCTCTTCACCCCGGGAAGCGACATCTGGCCCATCGGAACCTGGATGCGATCGCTCGGGGCCGGGCCGGTGAACACGGTGACGAAGTCGGGCTTCAGCTCCCCGAAGAACGTCTGCCTGCTCTCGCTGAGCACGACGCCGTAGATCTCCTGCATCGCCCGATAGACGGCGACCAGGGTATCCCAAGGAGCACCCTTCACGACCTCGTGGACGTCGAACTCCTGCTCTTCCTGCTTCTGGATGCGCTTGAGGGTCTTGATCGCGTCTCCGAACTCCATCTCGCCGGGATCTGCGGGCAGCACGATCTGTTTGCCGGCGTGCTTCACCACCGTGTCGATGGTGGTCCAGTCCACTTCGGTGGGCTTGGTGATCTGATCCATGATCAGCTTCCTTCAGTTGGCGCCGGGATAGCGCCCGGCTCGCATCGCCCTGGCAGGGGGATTTCGGTTGATCTGTTCTTGAGGGTCGCCCGGATCGCATCGACGTCCGCGGCGAGGGCGGGGTCGGTCTCGAGCAAGCGAGCGATCTTCCAGTACGCGTGGATCATCGTCGTGTGGTCGCGGGCGTGCCGATGGCCGATCAGGGTGAATGACCGGTCGGTGAACTCGCGACAGAGGTAGCCGCTCACCTGCCGCGGAAGCGCAACCGCGCGCTTTCGGCAGGACGAGCGTAGCTCCGTCATCGTCAGTCCATAGTGTGCGGCGGTGGCGGCCATGATGTCCGCGATGGTGAGAACTGGGCGAGGCATCGGCGCGGGACAATCAAGCATCGTCGGCCTCCAGATTGACGGAGCCGGCGGCCGTCAGCGCGACACGCAGCCGATCGAGCGCGTCGTTGAGATCCCGGAGCACCTGGAAGATCGCGGCGTCGTGCGGGTCCATCGGATCTCCGGCCGCATCAAACATACGCTCCGCCTGCGCGAGGAAATGGCTGGCAATGCCGAGATAGCAGGCGCAGTGGCGCCGTTTCCGCAGGCGGCTGCCCATGTCTGCGAGGGCTCGCTGCAGCGGCATCGCAGCATGCTCGAAGGACTTCTCGGAGAACGGGTTCATCGCGCCATCTCCAACGCAGCTTCACGGCGGACCGGAGCGCGACGCTCGATCGCAGCCCAGATCTCGTCGCGGGCGGCGTCGTCACAGCGAATGAAGAAGCCGGGCGGATCGTCGCGAAACCGATGCCACTGGTCATCGGAGAGCCCGGGGACTTCGTGGTGATCGATGCCTGAGAGCACCCGAAGGGCGTTGTGGAATTGGCGCTTGGTCATGACTGAGCCTCGTGCTTCTCCCAGACCTTCTCGATGAAGGCCGGGTCCAGGTTCAGCCGCGAGCACAGGTGCTCGAACAGTTGGCGCCGGAGGCCATCGGTCATGCCGTCGTAAAGCTCCGGCATTTCCGCGTCCTCGGGCTGGATCGAGGTCACAGCCCAGGCGGGCTCACAGCACTCGACCCAGAAGTCGACCGTGACCTTCGCCTCGACTTCCCGGACGAGCATGCCGGGCGCATCCAGCGTCCACTCGAGCGTCAGCTCTTCGGCGCCGTCCCGGACCATCCGTCCATCTTTCAAAGCAATCACAGCGGGCATTGCGGCTTCCCTGGCAGGGGGAGTTTTTGGATGGGGAGAATGTAGCAGGAGAAGCCGAACGGTACAAGAGATGTACCAGATATTTCTCGATTTTGGCGGGAATAGAGATGATACGTGCCACCGAGCGTATCTCAGCGGCGCTGGACGCCGTTGTAGAAGGTGCGCTTCCACGGCGTGTTTCGAGAGCCCATGACAGGCGTCTTCGATTTCGACTTCGTGCCGTTGTTCTTCGAGCGCTTCTGGTACACCCGGCTCTTCTCGGCGACGTCGGCCTTGGTCTTTTCGTCGTGGCACCAGTCGCAGATCGGGGCGAGGTTACGCTCCCGGTTCTCGCCGCCGTTGATGATGGCGATGACGTGGTCGATCTCGAACGCGTCGCCGGGCCGGAGGTCGCGTGTGCACTTATGGCAGCGCTTCTTGTGGCGCTCGAACACCCGGTCCCGAACATAGTCCGGGGCTCGGGTGTCCGGCTTCTTGCCGATCCACTCTTCGGTGGATCGGCCACCGAGCGGGTGCTCGATCTTCGGCACGGCTACTCGGCCGCGACCTGCTCGAGGAGCTCCCCGGTCTCCGGGTCTATCTCCTCGGCCTCCCAATCGAACTCGCCATCGGCATCCAGCTCGTCGTCGACGAACGGGTTCACCAACTTCGGCTCTTCATGCTCCGCAGCCTGCACGGACTGGCTGGAGCGGTATTGCAGCTCTTCGGTCGCGGCGATCTTGAAGCCCTTCAGCGCGTCGGAGAAGGCATCGCGCAGAGCAAAGCCACGAGCCCGAAACTGAAGCATCCGTTCGGGATAGCGGTGCCAAGGCGCATCGTTGTCGACCTCGTAGTGGCCGCCGTTCTTCGCCTTCCGACGCACCTTCGTGCGGGTGTCCCAGAGGCCGGCCTGTTTGGCTTGCTCGACGGAGAAGGAGCGGACAACAGGCTCCGGGTTCCCCTTGCGCTTGGCCTCGCAGTAGGCGACCCGACTGTCGCCCTCACCCTCCATCCACTCCTTGACCCACTCGCAGTAGCCGGACTGGTAGACCACCGCGAGGGGGGCGTCGCCGTAGAGCGAAGGCACGCCGTTGATGACGGCGGTGGACTGGATCGCCTGCATCGGCAGCAGGCCGACCTCCATGCCGTGCAGGATGGCGATCAACGCCTGCTCGGCCGTGTTGATGCCGCGCGGCGCCATGCCCGCGGTAACGATCGCGGTGGCGAGACGAAAGGCCTCCTCGATGTTGGTCGGCACGATCGGGGCGAGGGCGCCTCCGGTCGCCAGCCGCGGGCGGGGGACGGTCAGTTCCTGGCGCGGAGTATCCATCTGCCCCAGGTCCTGCCGGTCGTCCGCCGGGACGTAGTTGCTCTGTTCCATGCGGTCCTCCTTAGAGCCGGATCCAGGCCGGCATGTCCTCGGCGCTGATGTGGCGGATGGGCTCGATCTTGACCCACGGCGCATCGGCTCCGAACTGCTCGGTGAAGTGGCGGTAGTTGGCGATGCCCTGCAGGACCCAGTCGTCGCCCAGCTCCAGAAGGTCCTTCTGGCACCAGAAGCCCACCGCCTCGGGGCTATCTTTTGCGATGAAGACCCAGGTCCAGTGCCAGTCGTCCTGCGCAGCGAGGCGCTTCAGCCAGGCATCACCGAGCGGGCAGTCGCCGAACACTCGGCCGGCATTGATCAGCCCGCGCACCTGTCTGCGAGCCTCGGTGTAGTGGGCCGCCTGCACGAAGTAGCGATAGCGGTGGATCTCGTTCGAGACGGCCGTGTCGATGCTGTCGAACGGGTCCACGCGGGTGGACTTCAGATCCACGTTGGCGGGGACCTTGAGGTAGTCGATCCGTGCCTTGAGACGGATGCCGGTCTCATGGGTCCAGAACACGCTGACCTCCGGCACACCGTTCCGGAAAGCGGGCTGAAGCTCCGGGTTTGCGGTGATAGCCGGCGCGCAGAGCATGACTTCCTCGTAGACGTCGGGAGGAAGCTCGATGCGGCCGCCGAGGCTCTTGCGGAAGGTCTCCGAGATGTCATCCCAGATGTGCACGTCTGGATCGACTTCCCGAATTGCCGCAATCATGGCCGCCTTCGGCGAGACGGCCTTGACGCCGATCTGCTTGGCGAAGTCCTTCAGGTCGTCCATTGTGACCAGCAGCCCTTCGAAATCCTCCTTCCTCGGAGCGATCGAGAAGGCGGCATCGAAGGCCTCGCGGCCCTCCATGACGATCTTGTGCAGCGCTGAACCCCAAAGCTGGTGGGGGCTGTCTTTCTCGTCCTCCTCCTTCGGCTTGTCGAAGAGGCGCCTCTTCTGCCAGCGGATTGGCCGGCGGCAGAGATCCTTGATGTCGGTGGATCCGAGAGCGGGGTCCTTGTGGTAGGCCTCCTCGTCGAGGCCGAAATAGACCCCATCCTCGAAGACCTCGGTGGCCTCGGCGACAGTTGTGGGAGCGTTCATGCGGCGGTCTCCGGAAACTGCTCCGCGAGCGCGTCGAAGAACGACTGCACGTCCTGGTCGAGCTTTGTCGCGATCTCTTGGAGACGGGTGGCGGGGATGCGGTTGTCACCGCGCTCGTATTTCTGGATCTGCTGGGCTGACACGCCGATGGCGAGCGCCAGCTCTGCCTGGCTCAGGCGGAGCTCCTTGCGCCGCTGCCGGACGAGCAGCCCAAGCGTTTGGTCTTTGCTGGACGGGGTGCGCGCGTTCATGGCCACCTCAGGCCACCCGCTCGAACGATAGGTCACCCGCCTCGCTGCAGAGGGCATAGAGCTCATAGAGCTTCGCGACCGCCAGCGAACAGCGTGCGGTGTCCCAGCACGCAGCGAACCGCCGGAGGCGGAGTTCGCCGCCTTCGGTCGCAAGGTACTGCAGATCGTCGAGCGCCAGCGCCAGCGTCGAGAGCATCAGCTTGCGCTCCGACGGGGCGGTAATCGTGTTGAGGTGGTGGACCGTGTCGCGGATCAGCTGATCGACTTCGCGATCACCGGTAAGCAGCACGGGCGGGGGCTCCTCGCGGAGCTGAAGGTACGGCATCGAGCAACCTCTTTGGCAGGGGGTTGAGATGCCAGAATGTACGTCAGATGTACCACTCCCACAAGGAAAATTAACACCTGAAGTATATTATCAGGTTAGGTTGGCTGTCACTTCCGCTCCTTGGAGATGGCCTGGAGGACACGCATCGCCTGCTCGCGCGTGTCGTGATCCATCTGGGACACCAGGGAGATCAAGTCCTCATTCTCCTCCGGCCGGCGCTCCAGAAGGGCTGCCGGCGTCACGCCAAGTTCTTTGGCGAGCGCTTCCAGGATCGGCTGGCTGTACGGCTGAATGCCCCGCTCTATGCGGCCGAGAGACACGTAGCTCGTCAGCTGTTCGCCGTCTGCGTCGACCACCCGCTCTGCCAGGGCACGAAGCGTGAGGCCGCGGTGCTTTCGCCATTCTCGGATATAGGTCGGTGCGAGCTCACGTTTGTTCATTCTGTTGCTCCCTGGCGGTGCCGGATAGCGGAGGACGTCTGGTTCATCAGGTGAAAATTGCCCTTGCCGATATGGTACATCCGGTGATACAAGCGCTCGTCATGAGTGAGCCGCACCCCCTCGAAAACTACCTGGATCGGTCCAAGAAATCGGCCCGTGCCTTCGCCCGGGAAGTCGGCTGCTCTCATGTGACGATCTCCGGGATCTGTCAGGGAACGCGGCTTCCCTCCGTCGCCATGATCAAGCGGATGTGCGCCGCTTCCGACGGGGCGCTGACGCCGAGCGATTTCTTTGTCGATCCTCACGAAGCCACACCTTGTACCGAGTAAACCTGAGATTTAGCCCACTAGATCTCTGGGCAGCATAAGGTCGGGCCGCCGATCCAAACATCAAGTCTGCGGCCCAGATAAGCTGGGGACTGTATCAAATTATGTACCGGGTGCCAGCACCATGCCGGCTCACGGGGCGACGCCTTGCGTCCTGCGGAAGGCCGCTTTTCGCCCATCACCGAGCCCGCCACCACCGATTGGTCAACCTGGCGTTCAAGACGCTGGGCCGGTCGGGTTGTGACGTCGGGCGCACCGACGTGATCAAGTCCATCGCAGAAGGAGGAGCCTGATGATCGGGCACAACACCAGCGCCGGGCAGCAACTCCGCGCCTTCGTCGAGCGCATCGAGCGTCTAGAAGAAGAAAAACGGACGATCTCCGAAGATATTAAAGACGTGAAGGCTGAAGCGAAAGCGAATGGCTTTGACGTCAAGACCATCAACCAGATCGTCCGCGACCGCAGGAAGTCGCTGGAACAGCTGCGCGAGGAAGAGGCACTTCTCGACCTCTACCGGGCTGCTCTCGGCATGCTGGATGGCACGCCGCTCGGTGATGCGGCCCGTCGCCGCCTGACGGGGGAGGACCCGGAGCCTGACGACCCCGACGCTGGCGATGACGCCCAGCCGCCGGCGCCCGTTCCCGATCCTGCGACGCTCGATGAGGCCCGCGAGCGTGGCCGCGCCGCGTCGAAGGAGGGCAAGCGGGTGATCGACAACCCTTTCGTTGCCGGCGACCCGCGCCGTGCAGCCTGGGACGAGGGCTGGTGCGAGGCGTCTGGTACCGACGGAATGGAAATCCCGGAGGCGTGGCGCCGCAAGAAGAACGCGCCGGTCAAGCCCAAGGAGGAAGACGGCGAAGGGCAGGAGGGGGCGGACGATGAGTAAGGGGCTCGCTGAGCTTTCGCGGTTCGCAGAGATCCTGCAGGTGCGGGACGCCGAGGAGCCCATCCTTCACCCCAACGTGCGGGCTGCTGTGTTCGAGTGGCTGCAGGAGATCAGCTGCCGGAAGGAATTGGCGGAGGTCGGTGTAAAGCCCCGGTCGGCCGGGCTTCTCTATGGTCCTCCGGGCTGCGGCAAGACGACCCTGGCCCATCATCTTGCGGCCCGGCTTGGGCTCCCGTTGGTGGTGATCCAGTCAGAGCGTCTGGTGGACGCCCACCTTGGAGCGACTGGACGGAACCTCGGCATCCTGTTCGATACGTTGAAACAGGAGGCCGGCAAATGCGTCGTCCTCTTCGACGAGATCGATGCAATCGGCTCGAGCCGGTCGTCTGACGACCAAGCCTGCGCCCGCGAGATGAATGCTGCGCTCACCACGTTGCTGACGCGCATTGAGAATTTCCAGGGTATGGCCCTCGCGGCGACGAACCGACACGACGCTCTGGATCCCGCGCTCTGGCGTCGTTTCGCGCTTCATCTGCCGGTTGAGTTGCCGGACGAGGAAGAGCGCTTCGCCATCCTGCGCCGCTACGCCCAGCCATTCGACCTTCCGGATGAGACAGTCGATCTGCTGGTCGACCTGACCTACGGGGCGTCGCCAGCCCTTCTTCGTCAGCTCATGGAGGGCGTGAAGCGATCGCTGGTCGTTAGCCCCCGCATCAAACGGTCGGTCGACAAGCCGTCGGACGTCTTCGGGCCGGTCATTGCCGCGGTGAGCCCGCCTCCTGGCATCACGGTCCCTCCGCTGTGGGGCGACCCGGAGAAGTCTCTCTCGCAGCTTCAGTCCATTGCGTGGCCGCCGAGCCGCGTCCCCGAGGCGGCATGAGAATGCGTCATGTCAGGGCCATCCGACCTACGTCAATTCGAGATCCAGAGCGTCTGGGACCAGAAGCTGAGGAAGCACGTCCGCGTCGCGAAGGTCCGGTGTTCGAAGTGCCCCGCCCACGAGCTGATCCGGGTGGCTGGTCGACACAAGATGCTCCCCACGGAGGCCCTGGAGGGGCTCATCCGGCAGCGGGGATGGCGCCCCGGCCCCACCCGCAAGCGCGACGTCTGCCCCATCTGTAGCAGCCGCAGGCAAGCCATAGAGAAACCCTCTGCCAGGAAGGACCAGCCAATGAGCGAGACAGAGCTGAAGCTGAAGGCCGAACCGCCGCGCAAGCCGAGCCGAGATGACAAGCGTCTGATCTATGCCGCGATAGAGGACGTTTGGCTCGGAGAGGACAAGGGCTACCAGTCGGGTTGCTCCGATCAGACGGTGGCCAAGGGCCTCGGCGTCCCCAGGAAGTGGGTCGAGGACGTCCGCACGGAAATGTTCGGCGAGGTCGCCGGCAACGAGGACATTCAGGCTCTGGCAGCCAAGCTCGACACGCTTCGGAGCGAACTGGTCGCCTTCCAAGGCCGCATGATGTCCGAGCTCGACAAGGTCGAGCGCGCTGCCAAGCCCCTTCTGGAGCTCGTGTCCCGATGAGCAGCGGCGGGGAAGTCTCGATCCACTCGATGCTGACCTTGGTGAAGGATCACCGCAAAGCGCTCGAGAACCGCACTCAAGACGAATGGACGCTCGAGAACTGGCGGCGGATAGAGCGCACCCTGGCCTTCGTTGCGATCAACGAGACGCTCGTGCGGCAGGAGTTCAAGGCTATTGCAGCCATCTTCCGCGTGATGACCGAGGGCGGAGGGTTGAACGATGAGTGACCTCCCGTTCTATCGTCGCTACCCGTCGGATTTCATCGCCGGCTGCGTCTCGCTGACGCTGGAGCAGCGCGGGGCCTACAACACCTTCGTTGACCTGCTCTACGACCGCGGCGAGCCCCTGATCGACAACGAGCGCCTGCTGGCCGGCTACCTGAACGTGTCGGTTCGGAAGTACCGACTGGTGCGCGATGCCCTGCTTGAGATGGGCAAGCTGCACCGTACGGCCGATGGCCGTCTGTCGAACAAGCGGTTCGAAAAAGAGATCGAACACGCGCGGAAAACGCAGAAAAAACTTGCCGAAAATGGCTCGAAGGGCGGTCGAACGAGGGCCGAGAACCAGAAAAAGATCAGCGAATACAACGCGTCCTCCAAGCACTGGCTTGAGCCCGACTCAAGCATAACCAGAAACCAGAAGCCAGAAGCCAGAGACCAGAGGCCAGAAGATGAGGGTTCCGAGTTCTCATCAGCCTCCTTCAACCAAAACCCCTCCGGAGATGATACCGGCGCCACGCCGCCTGACGGCGGCATCGTCGTCGATTTGTTTGGGAGGGGCGGGGCCCCCGATCCCGAGACGGTCAGCAAGACCCGCTACGCCTTCGAGGGGAAGGCGATCCGTTTGACCCAGCGGGATCTGGACCGCTGGCGCGAGGCATTCACTCACATCGATCTGCTCGCCGAACTCTGGGCCCTCGACGAGTGGGCCGGCCAGCAGAGCAAGAGCTGGTTCCACGCTGTCTCAGGCGCCTTGGCGAAGCGGAACCGCGAGGCGAAGCGTCAGCGAGATCGGGACCGGGTGACCGCTGAGGTTCAGTCAAAGGTCGGCCGTCCCAAAAGGCGGGACCTGTGAGAACCGCCAGCGAGATCCTGTCCGGGCTTGGCATTCGACTGGGCTCCCCGAGGCCCGGCAACCAGAAGACGACGTGCCCGCAGTGTTCGGAGCACCGACGCAAGAAATCCGATCACTGCTTGTCGATCAAAATCGGAGACGAGGGTGTCCAATACCACTGCCACCACTGCGGATGGGCCGGCGGAGAATTCTACGAGGCCTCTCGGCCCGGCTGGAGCGAGGTTTCTCGCCGAGAGGGGCCTCGATCTGGAAATCGCCGACCGCTACGGGATCTATACCGCTAGGGGCTTCAAGAACGACCAGGGCGAGTTCGAGTTCGTCCCCGACGTCAATGGGACGTCGGTCGCCTATCCGTTCGTGCACCTTGGCCGGGAGGTCAACACGAAGTACCGGGCGGTGAAGGGCAAGCGGTTCGCCCAGACGAGGGGCGGCTACCGCACCTTCTGGAATGCCGACGTCCTTGAGGACCCGCAAGTGCGCAAGGGTCATGCCGATGTCGTCATCGTCGAAGGCGAGAACGATGCCCTGGCCGCGATCCAGAGCGGCTTCCCCTTCACGATGTCGGTCCCGGATGGGGCCCCATCCTTGCGGGACGGCGACGACCCGGAAGAGCTGGGGGAAGAGCCTGAGACGGAGAGCCAGCAGTTTCTGTTCGTCTACAACAACCGGCAGCGACTGAAGCATGTTCGGCGGTTCATCCTGGCCGTCGATAGTGACCGGCCGGGCATCCGCCTCGCTGCTGAGCTGCGGAGGCGGTTCACCGCGGCCCGCTGCGCATTCGTCGAGTACCCGGAGGGCTGCAAGGATCTCAACGACGTCCTTCGAGCGCACGGAGAAGACGGCGTCCGGAGGGTCATCGAGGGGGCGAGGCCTTATCCGGTCGACGGCATCTACCGGCTCTCGGAATACCCGGAGGCGCCGCCGATCCGGCCGTTCAGCACTGGCATCAAGACCCTCGACGGGCCGCCGACCATGTTCAAGCTCTTCGCTGGAGAGCTGTGCGTCATCACCGGCCGCCCCGGCGACGGCAAGTCGTCTTTCGTCATGCACATGCTCCGGAACATGGGCCGGCTGCACGGCTGGTCCTTTGGGATCTTCTCGCCGGAGATGCCGACGGTGCCGTTCATGCGGGACAAGCTCCGTCGCATCCATCTGGGCAAGAAGACGCATGATCGACAGCTCGACAAGCACGGCAATGAGCGCACCGTCCAGCTCGTCTCCGATGAGGAGCTGACCGAGGCTGACGCCTTCATCGAGCAGCACTTCATCTTCATCGACACCGACCCGAATGGCGAGGCGGATGCGGACCTCACCCTCGAGTGGCTGATCGATCGGGCGATCGACAGCGTCTACCGCTACGGCATCCGGGTTCTCGTGATCGACCCCTGGAACGAGGTCGAGCACGCCAAGGACCCTAGGGAGCTGATGACCGACTACATCAGCCGCTCGCTGCGCAAGCTGAAGAGGTTCGCCCGATCCTATGAGGTGGCGGTGATCGTGGTCGCCCACCCCACCAAAGAGGCGGGCCTTTCCGACGTCAGCCTCTACGGCATCGAGGGTTCTGCGCACTGGGTGAACAAGCCGGACCACGGCCTGATCGTCGACCGTGAGACGAACGACGAAGGCGACCTGACCGGGCTCTCAGTCCTGAAGATCCAGAAGGTCCGCTTCCAGCCCGAGACCGGCCGGAAGGGCGAGGTCCTGTTTGGCTACGACCCCGACTGCGACCGGTTCACCTACAAGAACGGCAGTCCGATCGACTGAGGGAGCCCGCCATGCTGACCACCTTCACCTCGGCGCAACTGGCCGTGTTCCGTCAGGAACTCAAGCGGTCGATCGTCGTGCTCGACCTGGTGCCAGGGCCGAGCGCTGGCGGGGGCGGCTCGAGCTGGCCCTTCCCGATCGTCCATGACGCGAACGAGAGCTACGGCTGGCAGGACGCCTACATGCGGGACCGTCCGACGCCCCAGGAAATCAAGCGGGCCGAGGTGGCCGAGACGTGGCTCGTGCATGTCCGGCAGGTGGAGGGGGAGGCTGCGCTCCGGCGGCTCCTGGCCTGGGGCAAGAGCGTCCCGATCTGGCGACTGGCTGAGGAAGAGCGGGTCAACGAAAAGACGATCGATCGCCGCATCACCCGAACCATCAGGCTGATCCTGAACACCTTTTTGGCTCTCGACATTGAGGTCGATGAGGCGCCCGACGAACCGTTGGCGCGTGCGCCACGGATCCAGGGCGTCCGGGACGGCCGTGCGGAGTGGCAGGAGCGCGATGCCGGTTCCGAGGTCACACCCGGCAAGGTCTGGATCGACGGGGTTGGCTGGATGAAGGGTGGGCAGCCTTGGAATGACGGCTCGTGGAGGGCCGCAAAGTTCGAGCAGAAGGGAAAGTGAGATGGCTGGAAGCGTGAACAAGGTGGTCGTTCTGGGCAATCTGGGCGCCGACCCGGAGATCCGCCACACCCAGGATGGGCGACCGATCGCCAACCTCAGCGTCGCGACGTCTGAGAGCTGGAAGGACAAGAACACCGGCGAGCGCCGAGAGCGCACCGAATGGCACCGGGTCGTCATCTTCAGCGAGGGGCTCGCCAAGGTCGCTGAGCAGTATCTCCGCAAGGGCTCCAAGGTCTATCTCGAGGGGCAGCTCCAGACCCGCAAGTGGCAGGACCAGTCGGGCAATGACCGCTACACCACGGAGGTCGTGCTGCAGGGTTTCAAAGGGACCCTGGTGCTCCTTTCTCCTCGCGACGAGAGTGACGGTGGTTCCGGTGGCGGCGATCGTGACAGGGGCAATGCGCCCCAGGGCGGCGGGACGGGCGACTACGGCAGGAGTTGGGACGACTACAAAGCCAGCCAGCGGGACGGAGGCGGCGACTTCGGTCGCGACCTGGACGATGAGATCCCGTTCTGATGCTCACGCTCTCGTCGTACACCCGCCCCTACCGGGCATTGATCCGTCAGGCTGGCCTCGGCTGCGTCTACGCGGCCGGTGCTCGCCGGCAGGGGCCGCTTCTGATTGGCTCGACCGCGGAGATCCACCGTGCAGTACAGGAGGTCAGGTGGCGGGGGGAGCCGGAGTCGGAGCTCATGGCGGTGCTCTGGTGCCCGGACCCGCACATAGCGAGCACGATCGCGAGGAGCGTCCAGGCTATCCTCAAGCGCGCCGGCCGGGACCGGGGCGAGCGCTGGTTCGACATCGACGCCGCTTGGGCGCAGATGGCGTTTGAGGGGCGGGCCCGCGACCTGTTCTCGGGGGCCCGGTTCTCCAGCCACGCTCAGTGCATCGAGTGGCTTGGCAGGCGGAGCAGGGCCGTTCTGTCGCGGCTCGGGTGAGGCGCAGGCTAGTTTTCCCCCGGCAGCTTGTTCGGTTTGGTACATGGGGTGTTGCAAATTGCCTAGTTTTGGCGCACGGTAGCTCATGGTCCAGGTGGGTTCGCAGTCCCCCTCCTGAGGTCTTCCCCCCGGGGCATCAGGTCGGCCGAAAAGCCGGCCTGATGCTTTTGAGGGGGAGAGGCGAGGGCCCGTGCTTCAGCTTTCTCATGCTCAACAGCGTCTTTTCGCCGTCCTTGCGCTCCTGAGCGCAGGCGGCGGGCTGGCCGTCGCGATGTGCCTGCTGTGAACGAGCCCGGCATTCTTCATGAGCGGAGGCATCTGCTGTGGCGGAAGCGCCGGCTGGTGGTCTATCTCTTCCCGCGGATCGCCTCCGGAGCGCTGGAGCGGACCTTCCGCGAGGTCGCTGGGCGCGAGATCGCGCGGGTGAGCGCTTCTGAAGCCTGCGATCGCTATCGCCACTTCCGATCTGTCTGTATCGGGCGCAACCCGTTCGAGCGCCTCGGACTTGCTCATGCGAGGTTCGGTCGGCCAGGAGAGCCTTTCGCTGCGTTCATCGAGCGCGTCTCCGATGACCCTCACGGACATCCGGCGGCGTGCCCGATCACGCTTCAGGTCACGCGACGCCCGTCCTTCATCGGCCGGTTCGAGCTCCTGCCTCTGGAGTGGCGAAGGCTCTCGGATTTCCTGGATCTCGACTTGCCGGCACTGGGGCGTGTCCACGCTGCCGAGCCGGCTGGCTACCGCCGCTGGTATGGCGCCCTCGAAAGGGCGATGGCAGAGAGCCTCTACGACGCGGATCTGGAGGCTTTCGGGTACGCTTTCTGAGCCTGAAACGGCAAACGCGAGACCCTGGGCCTCGCCCTGCCTGTTCCAATTCGGGGCGGCCCAGCAGGCCGTCTGAGGTCCTCAGGCGGCCTGGCTCGTCATGTTCATCACGGTCTGGGCAGTCGCGGAGGCTTCGCGCAGCTGGTTTTCCATGTCCAGCAGGTGCTTGCGGATCACCTTGATCCTCTCGGCCATGGCTTCCGATCTGTCGGGCGACACCTTCTTCGCGACCACGCACTCGCCGTCTTTCCACCCGGCGCTGACCATGCTCGCCACGGCCTCGATTTTCTTCTCCATGGCGGTGATGGTAGCGACATCGCTCTCGGTGGCGCGCGGTGCTGCTTCGCCGAAGATGTCCTGCTGCGAGGACTTGCTGAGGATCGCGTCGACTGCAGCGCGGACAGCGGCTGTGGACGTGAGCTTGCCGTCGGAGATCATGCGAACGACCTTCGGCTGGTCACGCTGCTCGAGGCGGGCGAGGTAGAGCGTGTAGACCTGTGCGAGCTGACCGGACTTGACCAGCTGCCTGATCTCCGGCGCGATCTTCATCAGATCCAGCCGCTCGCGGACACGCCATTCCGCGCGGCCAATACGCTGGGCGATCTCTGCAGCCGTGAGGCCCTGATCGATCAATCGCTGGAAGGCCTCTGCCTCTTCAACCGGCGTGACGTCCACCCTCTGGGCGTTTTCCACGATGGCCTGCATGTCGCGCTCGAGGTCGTCCATCTTTCGGACGTGGGCCAGGATCTTGCCCTCGGGGAGGTCGCCGCGCTCGTGCAGCCGGCAGTGAGCGCGCCAGCGGCGCTCTCCGGCGATGATCTCGTAGGTCCCGTCGCCCTTGGGGCGGACCACGATCGGCTGCATCAGGCCGACGGCCAGAATGGAATTGGCGAGCTCTTCGATCTCGCTCTTCACAAACGTCTTGCGGGGCTGGTCCGGGTTGGGGTGGACCTTGCTGAGCTCCAGCTTCTTCATCCTAGATCTCCCTGGCAGGGGTGGTTGATTTCTATATCTAGGATTGTATCAAAAAGACGTTTAAAATCAATAACTTATTGGAAAATTGCAGGAAAAAGCCCCTCAAATGAGGGGCTGCTGATCCGCCGAAAACCTGGTCTTGAGAAGGTGTTCCGAGATCTCGTCCTGGCGTCCGTCCATCTCGCGCTCGACGACTGCCTGATCGGGGTGATTTTCCGACCGGCCGATGACGGTCCACTTGTGGCCGTTCACGATGGCGGAACTGCCCAGGTAGGGCGAGACGTCGAGGGGCTCGACGAACGCTTCTCCGCTGGGCAGATAGCGGGGCGGGCTGACGCCCTCCTTTCGGAGAGTGGCCCACCAATCGAGGTCCGGGTGCTTCAGCTCCTCAACCTCCAGGTCCAGCGTGTCGTTCAGCCACTGCGCCACGATGTGCCGGTGGCACCAATACTTGCCGGCCGCGATGTCCGCAGGGCGCTCGTAGCAGAGCATGACGGGGTTCTTGCCGCCCGACACCTTGGCGAGCTTCTCCACGATCGCACCCGGCTGCAGTGCGTAAAGCTGGGCATTGTAGCGGTGGAGGTAGGTCTGGCTGTCGACCGACCGGAACCAGGGCCCAGGGGCGAGCTCCGGAAGCCTGCTGTAACCGGCGGACGTGCCGCGCGGCGTGCCGCGGGAGATCCCCACCCGATAGGCGTCGTCGGGGAATTCAGCGAACCAATGCGACGTGTAGATCTTCATAGTCTTCTCTCTTTTATGTAATTCGCGATATATTTCACGCGGTTCCGAGGTCCTTATACCCCTGAGACTTAATGTTCGCCAGCCAAGTTGCAAGGAAAGACGCAAGTTTATGGGCGATATTATTGCGTTGCATCTCGCTGAGTTCTTCGCTCTCTGCGGTTTGATAGACTGGAGGTAGGTCCATCTGGAAGCTGCGGGGGGACAGCGTCTTCGTGTTGGTGTCGACCACCAGCTCCATGTCGGGGTCGGCGATCAGGTCGCCGCTTGGATGCTTCCAGCGGTGCGCCATCGCGAAGCGCAGAACCCCAGGTTCCGGACGGTAAAGGACCTCAACGGAGAGGGGCATGAAGCCGTCGCCGGCCGTGTAGTGGCGGCAGGTTCCCTCGTGAATGCGGAGGATTTCCTCGCCGAAAAGGTCGACGAAGCGCTTGAAATTCTGCTCGTCGAGTGTCATTGTCATTGCTCCTGATCTGGCTCTAAATCTTCTTGGCAGGGGGTTTCAGGCTTTCAGGAACCGCCCGGGTTCGTCGCAAGCGAGCCCGGGCTTTTCTTTGCGCTCAGTCGGGGGGCGAGTAGGGCAGGAACTGCCAGGACTCCACCCAGAACGCCATGAGCGGGTGCTCGCCGTTGTTTTCGGCGACGATGGCGACGCGCATATCCAGGCGGCTGCCGTAGCTTGAACTGCTCACGTCGCCGACTTCCCCGCCGAACTCGAACGACTGGTGCGGCGTCTCGGCAACCTCCAGCACGATGTGGGGCTCCCCTTTGTACCGCTGCCCAGCATTACTCGTGGGCACGACCAGATCTCCGGGGCGGAACTCGCATCCGCGCTCATAGCGCGCGAAGGCCTGCTGCAGCTCCATGATCTGAGCTTCGTGGACGGGGCGAGGCTGGGTTTTCTGTGGGGCTTTGCTCACGAGGTCGTTGAGGTCGAAAGGTCCAAAGGCCCTGATTTCCATGTAAGGCTCCTTCCTTGGCTTGGTACGTGTAGTGTACCAAAAAGGACGCGCTATGCAAGGGCATAGGCGCCTCTCTGGCAGGTGGGGTCAGGCGATGAGGCGGGTCTCGTTGCTGCCGCCGACCGGGCGGCCGAAGCTGGCGCGATTGCCAGCGGCGATGCCGGCGGCGTACGCATCAGCGTCGGCTTGCTGGAACCGGCTGCCACCTCGGTTTTCGCGCAGATGGATGCCGAGCTCTCTGAACGCGGCTTCAACCAGGGTCGACTTGAGCATCACCAGCGATCGGCCGTCGGACGTCTTGAGGCTGCGCTCGCGCTCTTCGACCAGCTCTTTCAGCCGGATGTTTATGCGGTCGATCGCGCCCTTGACGAACGACCGCTGGGCGAGGTCGATCTCATCTTTCGTTTTGGCTCTGCCGTTCGTCTGCGCCGGCTCTTCTCCGAAGAGGTCTTTGGTCCAGCGATCCTCGCGTCGCTTGCTGCCGCGGGCCTGCACGCTGCTCATCTCGAACACATAGGCGACCGCCTGCCGGTTCACGAAAGCCTCCAGCGCTTCGATCAGCCACGTCGCGAACATTGCGTCGGCCGCGTGCCCGAGAAAGGTGATCTTGTTGTTGGCTGGCACGCACCAGACCTTGCAGTCCGCATAGCGGGCGATCCAGAAGGCGATCTCGTCGCGGATGGCGTAGGGCCGGTTCCTGTTCCCGGTCTTGCGCTCCGTGTCGGCCTGGCTGATCTCCTCGCCGCCACCGGCGAGGGCGTCCTCGTCGATGTCGTAGCGGTCCATCAGGTCACGGGCCTTCTGCATCGCTGCGAAGGCCTCGTGCTCCGTGGCGCCGTTCTCAATCGACTTCGCGAGAAGGGCCCTGATGCGCTCTATAAGCTTTTTTCGGTCCATCGTGCTGGCTCCTTGGCAGGGGTAGTTATTGATTGATTTCAATAACTTAGCACAATGCATCCATTGGTACAATAGGTGTACCAAAGTAATCGCAGGTTTTGCTACGAGAGGCACTCCTCGGCGTGGCAGGTGCGCTCGTCGACGGTTACGCCGAACTGACTGAGATCTTCCGCCTCGACGAAGACCGCTTCGGCATCGGCCTCCGCCTGCTCTGCGCTGTCGGCCTCGATTTCCATCTCGTAGAAGACGACCTCGGTGATCCGGACCCGGTACTTGGGCATGATCAGCGCTCCCAAACGACGTTGCCGTCCTCGTCGTGGACCGCATAGGCTTCGACCTCATAGGCGTCGTCGCCGGAGCCCCAATCCAAAGTCACGGCCTGATCCTTCGCCTTGGTGATTGCGTCTTCTGGGCTCTCTGCCTCGACCTCAACGTCGGCGAGTTGCTCGGCGTACTGGTGAAGGAACACCTTGAAGGTGGGCGTCTCCGGCTCGTCTTCGGGCTCGTCCACCGGCTCAAGCACAAGGTATGCGAACGCGCCGCACGTCGGGCAGTCGCCGGCCGCGATGATCTCGCCGGGCTGCACTCGGGACCAGAAGTCGCGGTAGGGCTCGACCTCATCGCGCGTGCCAGTCCAGTCGCAGTTGCCGCAGGCGACGCGGTTGCTCTCGGTGAGGTCGGTCATCTACAAGCTCCATAGGTCAGCTCGAGGATCTGGTAGGCCGTCACGCAAACGATGATGACGGCCAGGAAAATGTAGGCGGGGCGGCTCATGGTTCAGCCTCCCGAAAATGCCGCGGCCCAGATCAGGACCGTGCAGCAGAAGCCGCTTAGCGCCAGCAGCTCCGCGAGGTAGCGAAGAAGGATCATTGATGGTCTCCCTGGCAGGGGGTGATCGCGCGGCTTTTCAGAGCCGTACGTTGTTGGTCGACTGGTTGATGACGTCTTCGAGCTGGCCCTCCGCCTTCCCGGCCGGATCGTCGAACGGGATCTGCCTGTTCTTCGCGATCAGCTCCCGCGCCTTGGCGAGCGGCGCGAGGATCGCGTTCAGGACATCGAGGGCGATGTCGAACGTCTCGAAGTCGCCGATGGCATGGTCCATGCCGGCCTCGTCGATGCCGTAGATGGTCCAGATCAGCTTCCCGCCGTACTGCTCCATGTAGCCGAGGGCCTCAGCGCGCGCGCCTCTCGGCGTGTACGCCTTGCTGCCCAGCTCGACCACGTACTCCACGTTGCCCAGGAAGCTCACGGTCTCGCCGTCCGTTTCGACTGCAGGCTTGATGGTGTAGTAGGCGAAGGCGAGCCGCTTCGGCTTGACCTCCCCGATGGCGCGACCTTCGAGCTTTCCGCCGAACATGAAGCCGGGGTTAGCGGCCTCGCTCAGCTTCTGGACGGCGACGTCTCTCGCCTCTTTGGCCGATGCGGCCTCGACCGGCACGCAATAGAGCCGCGTCTCCGAAACGTTCACGTCGAACTCTGGCATGGTCATCTCCTTCGCAGGGGGCGCGGGAGGCCGCCGCAGCGGCCTCTGGAGGGCTCAGGGCGCTTAGAAGTGCCGGTCCTCGATCTCCTCGGCGATCCGCTCGGCCCGGGCGACCAGCTGCTGCATTTCCGGGTTGTCGGCGTGGTCGCAGATGACGTGGAAGTCGTTGCCGTGGACCAGCCGCACCCAGCCGGTTTGACGCTTCTCGCCGGGCTTGAAGAGCACCAGCCAGGTCTCGTCCGTGGCAGCGACCTCTGCGAGGATCGCGTCGCGGTCGGTCGAGCGCTCGATGGCGCTGTCGTCCGGGTGGTAGGCGGGGCCCTCGTAGCGCACCGAGGCTGTGAGGCCGGCCTTCAGCGCGTCGTCGACGATGGCGCTGATGATGGGCCGCTCGTCGGGGCGGATGTGGGAGTGTTGCTCGTCGGTCATGATGATCTCCTTGGCAGGGGGATATCTGTTCGATTTCAATAACTTATCAGGATTTCTCTCTTGTTACAAGGGGTGTACCAAAGAAGTCGAGGCTACCCGGCTTTCATGAAGTCGTGGGCCCAGTCCTGCGTGTAGTCGCAGAACGGGCAGATCCAGCCGCGTGTTGTCGCGACCAGGGCGCCGAGATTGCCGTTGAAGTGGCGGTGGGCGCCGTCGCCGCGGTTGGGGCAGGTGAAAGGGTGAAAGCGGCGCGATGTTTGGTAGGCATTCAGCCGGACCACTTCGTCGGGGCTGAACGTGCTCATGCTGGCTGCTCTTTGGCGGCGATCGCCTCCACGCGCCCGGCCAGATCTTGCGCTCGACCCATGATGTTGTTGAGGGACGTGCGGTGGCGATCGTTCCACTCGGCGATGAACGCGGCCTTCTTCTCCGGGTCGTCGATCGCAGCGAGCGCGCTGTCGAAGAGGACCCTCGTCTTGCTGTCGCCGTAGCAGACCGTGCGGAGGGCTTCTGCGATTGCGTTGGCGTGCCGCTCCACAACTCCATCCCGGGGTTCATCGAACTGCTCGTTCCACCATGCGTCGCCATTGCCGAAGATCATGATCGGGACGGACGGTGCGCCTTCCTCGATCGGGTTGGCGCCGTACTGGCCGCCGCCCAGCAGGATGGTTACGCAGGCCGCGATCTTGAGGTCCGGGGCGACGAAGGTGACGGCGTCGCTGGGGTTCACGAGGTCATAGAGCATTCCTGTCTCCGTTCTTGGCAGGGGGTCAGTGGTCGTCGAGTTTCTCAACCGAGGCGGCGGCAACGAGCCGGTTGACGGCATCGTCCAAGTGGCCTCGGGTGAGGGTGAAGGTGCCGTTCCTGGCATAGAGGGCGTCCGCGTGGATTATCGTCTGGCTGGTCAGCTTCAGCCGGCCGATCGTCTGGCAGACGAAAGCGACGCAGCCGACGATCACGAGAACCCAGATCGTCTGGTCGGAGATCCCGATCTCGGACGCGAGCGTGAGCACGTAGACGGCGACGCCCAGGAACACCATGCGGATGGCGAACAGGCTGCTGCGGAGCCCGAAGCGATGCAGATATCGCAGTGATGCTGAGCGCTTCATGCCGCCTCCAGCGTCCTGAGGGCAGTGCGGACGGTGAGCAGAAGCTGGTTCTTGGCCAAAGCAGCGTCGATCTGGCGGTCTCCACTTTCGGCCGCGCGGAACTGTTCCAGCGCATCGCGGAGCAGCGCAGACGCTTGCTGGATCGCTAAAGGCGCGGCGCCATTGTCGGTCTGGCCTGGGCAGGTCCAGGTTCCCCAACGTTCCGGCGTGTCGCCGTCGCCGAAGTAGGCCAGCTCTTCGCGCTGCAGCCCGTCGCGGTCGAACAGCACGTAGTCGACGCAGGCGACCAGTCGCCCGAACTCAAGCGCTATTCTCAGCTCCAGAGGAACGGGCCGGCGGTCGATGAACTCGTCGTGGCAGTAGATGAAGTAGCCGGTATCGCCGCTCAGGCCGGCGACGGGCCATTCACCGTTGGGGGTAGTGGTGAGCATCTCGCGGGTGCTGAGGGCGAGATGCCCGGTGGACAGGGTGAGGAACGTGCCTGTGTCCAGCCCGGGATGGCTGCGGTGGTCCATTGGTCACTCCTTGGCAGGGGGTCAGAGTGCAAGCTCTCGGTACGAGATCCCTCGGCTCATGCGATGGGCCTTGGCCATGCGGTCGTAGAGAACGACATTGACCGTGGCGGCGAGGTTCATGCAGTGCCGCGTCGGCACCACCACGCGGTGCTCGCACCACTCGAGGACGGAGCGCCCAAGGGTCCCGTCCTCCGGGCCGAAGACGTAGAAGGCGCGCAGAGGGTGCTGATAGGCTGGCAGCTCGACCGCCCCATCGACGAGATCGATCGCGACAGGGACGGTGTCGAACGGGATCATGGCGTGCAGGTCGTCGCCACGGACAACCGGAATGTGCCGCCATGCCTTCATCGTGTCAGTGCAGGCGCGGACGGGCGTCCGGTCGCCCTGGATGGCCACCATGGAGGCTCGGTAGCAGTGGGCGGCTCGTAGCACCGAGCCGACGTTCGCAAGGTTCTTGGGTCGCACGAGACCGATAGCCGCGAAGCCGCGGCTCGAGTGAGGGCGTGTCATGGCAGGGGGCCTCAATACTGGATGGTGACGTTCGGGATCTGATCGCGGCAGATGGCGGTCACGACGGATTTCGCAGTTTCAGCGTCTAGGCAGCAGCTTTTCCCGAGCGCCTCGGCCGCCTTTCGATTGACCTCGGCCCGGTGCGCCTTGTTGCGGGCGCGGGCTTGCTCCTCCTCGCGCTCCTTCTGCTCCTGAGCCTCACGGTCCTTCCGCTCCTGCTCAGCCTTGGCCTCGGCGTCCTTGCGGGCCTGCGCAGCGGCGCGCTCCGCTGCTTCGGCGATCTCGCGTCGGCGCTCTTCCTCGGCCTCCTGCCGGCGTTGCGCTTCCTCAGCCTCGCGGGCCTTCCGCTCCTGCTCCGCGCGTTCCGCATCTTCCTTCTCCTTGCGCTCGGCAAGCTCGGCGCGGAGGCGCGCCAGCTCGGCCTTCTCCGCTTCCTCACGCCGCGCCCGTTCGAGGGCGCTGGTCAGGTGACTGGTGGCGATCTCCTGCTTCTGGGCGGCCAGCTCGGCGAACTCCTGCATGGCGACCTCCGAGACGTCGATCGCGGCGACCGCGGCAAGGCTGGCCTCGATGGTTTCGGCAGTGTCGTCGATGCCCACCTGGCCGAGCTCGATGAGCCGCCTGATCGTGGTCTGATGGTCGGTCACGCGCGCCTCTTCCTGCTTCTCCCAATCTTCGAGAGGCTTGCGGATGCGGTCGCGCAGCTCGTCGAGCTTGGTGCGGACGTCGCGGCGGACAGCATCGACCTTCGCGATCTCCTTCCGCTTGGCTTCGGTCAGGTCCTTGCCGGCGTTGTCGATGGCCGTCTTGATTTTGGTGACGGAGAAGGCCCGAGAGGCGATGGCCTTCCGCCCCTTCTCGGTGCCGAGATCCGTTTCGACGCCACATTCCTGCTTCTCGAGGGCGGTGGTGAGCGCCTCCAGGGAGACGCTTTTGTCGGTGAACATCAGGACCGGCTTGTCGCGGACCTGCTTGATCACATCGATCTCCTGCTGGACTTCCATCACACCAGTTCCTTCTCGATGGCGAGCCATTCCGGCATCGTCGCGATGTGGTGAGTGCCGTCTTCGGCCGGCTCGATTTCGACCTGGGCGAGGGGGAGCCAGACCTTGTTCCCAGTCTCATGGTCGCGGACGTGCACCGCGCGCTCCCGGCGCTCCAGAACGGTCACGTCAAGATCGACAAGGTCGGATTTCATGGCTGTGCCTCCTGTGCTTCGGTGGCAGCAATGCGACCTTTCTTCATTGCTTCGGCGTGTCCTCGATAGGTGGCGGCCATATGCTCGTAGTGGTCTTGGAGGCCCCGAAGCGCTCTGGCCAACGTCCCGTCTGAGTTGATGTGCAGCCATGGAGAACGCTTGCCGTATCCAGCAGATTTGGCCTCGTAGGTGACGACACCCTCTTTCTCGCGCCTCTCGACAGAAAGCGTGGAGAGTCGATTGAAGCCGCTAGATTGGATGCCGGTGGCCTCAAGGAAGCCTTGGCGCCACGGCCGATGAACGGTCCAGTTGTAGCCGGGCATGATCTTCAGAAGCTCTTTGCGGAAATCCGCTGCCGCCTTGGCCATGGTTGGTGCGTCACTGCGCTTGCTCATGCCGCATTTCCCGTCCAATTCGCCTCGAGAGCCTGCGCCTCCTCGGCACTGGCTGGCTCAAAGGTCGGGTGGACAGTGCCGTCAGGCATCTCGACCTCCAACTCGTGCAGCTTGAACAGGCCGCCGAGCGTCCAGTCGCAGCCGCCGCCGGACGGCGTGTCCTTGCGATGGGGGCCGGCGTCCGTGAACCGGCCGACGCAGCTGAAGCCGAGGAAGCGCTCGACCTCGTCCATCGTCGTGCCGGCTCCGGCGCGGATCAGGGACGTGCCGGACTGGATGGTCCCGCATACCGGGCACTTGAGGGCCAGATGCTCTCTGCCGCTGACACCCTGCGCATGCAGCTCTTCGTGAAACTCGTTGACAGAGATCTTGCGCATCAGGCGTCCTCCGACATGCGCAGCTCGGCCGGGACAAAGCCGTGCTCCGTCAGAAAATCCGCCAGCTCACTCTTCTGGAGGCCGGACCGCACGACGAGCCCATCTGCGAGGTCCACTAGCCCCCAGCGGTTGTCTTCGGTGTTTCGGCGGTCCTTCCAGTCATTCTCGTTGTAGAGAATGTGGAAGGTGCGGGACGTCGGGGGCTGCTTGAGAGCCCGGCCCCTTATGTCGGTGGGATGCCAGATCACTTTCATGGTGCTCTCCCCGGGGCTAATGCGTCGGCTCGACGACGAAATAGGGCATGCCGCCGGGCAACATCGGCCACATCTCGCGCGGTGCCAGAAGGCTCACGGCGTTGATGGCCATGCCGAGGGCGAAGAGCGCCTCCATCTGCAGGTGCTCTCCCCAGTGCCGCCCGTTGCGATCGCAGCAGGCATTGAGGAATGACCAGCCGCCGCCATGCCCGCGCTGGAAGTTGTCGGGCAGCTCGGCAAGCAGCTCGCGGATCTCGGAGCGATACTCCTCGAGCCGGCCTGGGTGGAAGGCGTATCGACGGGTGATGGCGTCGACGAAAACGGCGTTCTCAGGCGGAACGTTGCCGGTCTGAGCGACCTCCTCCGGAGAGAACAGGACGCTGAGCATGAGGGCGTTGATGCGCTCGACGGTGAGTTTCGGTTCGGTCTGCATGGCGGGCCTCAGTGGAAGTCCACCGCGCCGCCGTCGGCGGCCATCTCGAAGGCTTGGCGCCACGTCCTGTAGAGCGCGGCGGCCGAGTACGGCTCTATCGGCTCTTCGGCGTCGGCCAGGATCTTGGCCTCGTGCTCCGCGAAATCCCGGGCAAGTTTGGAGGCCACCACCGACCCGATCATGCCTTCGCAGTCGGAGAAGTTGATGAGCTCGACGAACGGACCCTCGGGCTGGTTCTCCCAGACCCATTCGTCGCTCTCGTAGCCGGCCACGCGAGCCAGCCAAGCGCGCCAGCGGTTGTAGCCGCCGTAGGAGCCGGCCCTGAACCCCAGCCTGTCCTCGAACGAGTAGATCTGGCCGGGTATGAGCCCTTCCGTACGCCCCGGCCACGTCGCCTCGATCATTTCGATCCCGCGGGCGTTGGCCTTCACATAGCGGTCCCAATCGACCGGGTATCCAGCTTCATCGACCTCGACGTTCTCGGCCGGCGTAAGGCGCTTGTAGGCGGTGATGTCCAGTCCCATCAGTCTTCTCCTTGGCAGGGGGGTGGAGAGGGCGGCTTACCGCCCCCAGGGCAGTCCGAAGTTCTTGGCGCACTGCGGCCCGTAGCCGACGTCGACAGAGCGATCGTCGGTGAGCCGGCGGGCGCAGAACGAGCAGTGGCCGGTCATGCGACCGTGCTCAGTCGCGACCGTCACCGGGTCGGCAGCGAAGCGCTTCAGGAGCGCGACCGAGGCGTTCACCAGCGGGTTGCCGGCGAGCTTCCGAGACGGCTCGAAGCTGCCGTCCAGTCGGATCCGGCCGAGCCATTCGCGCTCGGTGAACCGACCTTCGGTGGTCACGTTCACGGAACCGGGGAAGCGGGCGCGATCACTGGCGATCGTGAGACGGATCGGCTCGGGCGTGTCGTGGCTGGCGAGGACGACGGCGGGGTGCTTCAGCTTGGCCTTGGCGCGCTCGAACAGGTCGATGACGCCGGCCATGTCTCCGACGTTGACCCTGGGCTTCGGCTGCGAGGGCGACTTAGCCCGCTCGATCAGCGTCCGGACCCAGTACATCTGCTTGTCGGAGAGCGTCTTCGTCCGGCTCTGGCGCAAAAGCGAGTTCGCGAAGCCGCGGTCGTTCTCTGGTAGCCGGGTCAGCAGCTGACCAAGCTCGTCGATATCAGCTCGTGGGGTGTCGGTGATGGTCAATCTGGCCTCCGTCGGTCCCTGGCAGGGGGGTCTCATTCGTTACAAGTAGTGTAACAAAGACCACCGGAGGTTCAATTGAAAAGTGCATGAGGTGTACCAAAAAGGCGAGGAATACGGGTATCTGGGGAAAATGGTACGCCTGAAGCTACAGAAGGCTCTTGACGTGTCCCTGCGAACTCTGCATTGTCCGTATCAATCGATAGGTTGCCCGACCTACACGCTGACGCCCCGGCCGAGGTTTGATCCTCAGTCGGGGCGTTTGCGTTCCATGGTCATCAGGCGGCGACCGCCGGCTCCGTCCGGAGGATCTGGCTCAGGGTGACAGTGAAGGGCTGATCGTCCAGGCGGTCGGCTTCGGCCTGGCGCCGAAGCTCGATCTCACCGGCCACATGCATCTGAGCCCAGCTGATGTCGTCGAGCGCCTGATCGTCACGCGCGACGAGGGCGGCGCCGAACGCTTCGCTGAGGCGCTGGGACAGAAGCTCAAGTTCGTCTTCAGCTAAAGCAGTCAGGTCCAGTTCTTTCATCATCTCCGCGTCTCCTTGGCAGGGGTTGCTAAGTACTTAGAAAGACTAGACTACTGACCTGAAATCATCAAGGTTTTTCAAGTATCCGCGGGTCGTCTAACGGTAGGACACCGGGCTTTTCGGTCCGGAAATGGTGGTTCGAGTCCAGTCCCCGCGGTCCAACTCTTTCCCAGGCGGAGCCGATGACTGCTCAGGGCCAACTGAACGACATCTTCCTCGGTCTGACGCCCTCAGCGGCGCGCAATTACCTGAAGGCCGTCTACCGGGAACTGCTCAGCACGCACTACACGCGACTGGTCTTCCCGTGCATCGGACGGTTCACTGCACTGGAGGCGGCGGTCGAGGCCGGTTGGGATACCGATCGCATCGAGGCGAGCGACATCAACCTGTTCTCGTGCATGCTCGGCCACCTGGCATCTCGCGGCCACATCCGAGAGCTCAACGTCCGCTTCCAGGGCGAACAATTCGAACACCTTCAAGATTGGCTCGACACCGAACACGCGGTCGGTGCCGTCCTCTACGTGCTGAAGCTCTCCCAGTGGGACCCGGACAAGCACTTCACCAGGGTCATGGTGGAGGAGCTGCAGCGCGATCCTGAGACCTACATCCGGCAGCTGTCGGGGAAGGCTCAGGCGATGGCCGAGAAGAACAAGGGCATCAGCTTCGAGGGTCGGGACATGCTCGACCACATCACCGAAGCGGCCTCTGATCCCGGAGCCGTCATCTACTGCAACCCGCCGTTCTGGTCGGGCGGCTACGAGAAGATGTTCAAGGCAGTCGGCACGTCGATCCTCTGGGACGACCCAAAGGTCCCGTACTTCGAGGTCAAAACGCACCTCGACACCCTGTACGAGACCATGATGGGTGCCGAAGCCCTGACGCTCCTCTACCGCTACGCCGACAACGGGTCGGGCATCCACCCGCTACTCGTGGGCAAGTCCGTCTTCGGGAACCAGTCGGGAGGGCGGGACGAGTTCGTCTGCGCCAACCGGCCACACGAGCTGGAAATGGTGGTCCAGCACCGGAAGGACACAGAGGTCGCGCCGATGGGCGCCCCGATGCTTCCTCCCGACTACGAGATCACCGAGGACAGCCGGGCGGCGATCCGGCCCATCACCCGGGGCCAGGCCTTCTACTACCGCGATCTCTGGGCCCACAAGCTCGGCACCACCCGGTCGGAGTGGTACTTCGCGGTCCTCATCGACGGCTACGTCATGGGCGTCTTCGGGATGATGTTCAACCGCGTCATCACCGGCCAGAACGGCGAGGTCTTCGAGGTCTTCGGCTTCAACTGCCCGTCCGACCGCTACCCTCGGCTTAACCGGCTCCTGATGCGCGTCATCACCTGCCGGGACGCTGCGGCCTACTACCAGAGCCTCATCCCGTCGGCTCTCCTCGAGGTCGACTACTTCAAGACGGCCTGCATCGCTGACGTCCCCGACGTGAAGGCGAACCGGGGCATCCTCAAACGCCTCTGGTCCAAGCCGCGACCCGACGGCCGGCACCACATCATGTACGGCACCGGCTTCCACGACGTCTCCTACAACGGGGCGCTCCGGAAGTGGCTCGAGGACCTGAAGCGGCAGCAGAAGGCCACGGGCCGGTGGCTGGGCTACGGGCAGAAGGCCGACAGCGAGTACTCTGAGTGAATTGGGTCGAAGCTAGCTGAACTAGATTTGGAATTGCCGTTCACGGGGGTGTTGGCACCTGGCGCCTCGGCGGCGGCAGTTCAGGTAGCCTTAGGTCTGCTGGTTGTTGCCAGCGGATCGTCCGTCATTTCATCCCGCTGCCGCATATCGGTATCGTCTCGGGTTCATCAGAAATGAACATCAATGTGGGAGGCGTTATCTCTTGTCCCGAGCCGGGTCCGAGCCTACTGTGATTCACAGTGCTGCACCTTGCGGCATCGTGGGGAGGCACATGACTTCGAAGAACAGGGTTACGGTCAACCTGTCGGATGATGAAGCAGCCCAACTCGTGGCCCTTGCCGAAAAGGCGAGAGTGTCGAAGGCATGGGTCGGAAGGCGCGCGATTTGCGAGTTTCTCGACCGTGCGCGGATTGACGGTCGGGATCAGTCTCTCCCAATCGTGGCCGCTGGAAAGGGGAAACAATGACCTATCGTCTTATCGACCTGTTCGCGGGTGCCGGTGGTATGACGCTCGGCTTCGTTGATCGTCGGTATTGCGGCGGGTTCGAAAGCGTTTGGGCTCTCGACATGGACGAGGCCGCCGTTGCGACGCATCGCCGGAACTTTGGCGATCATGCCGACTGCGGGGATATTGAAGAATGGGTTTCTTCCGATCTCCCAATTCCACAGGCGGACGTTGTCGTCGGCGGGCCGCCCTGCCAAGGCTTCAGTCTGTTGAACAAGATGCGCACCGGGGATCGCCGTCGCGCGCTGTGGCTTCCATATATGGAAATTGCAGTGCGAAGCGGCGCCCAAGCATTTGTGATCGAGAATGTTGCTGAACTACGTTCGTCACCGGAATATCACGAGATAGAAGCCCACGCGGATCGGCTCGGCTTTGCCGTAGCAAGCGATGTTTTGCTGGCGGCTGATTATGGAGCCCCGCAGACGCGGCGTCGCACTGTAATAGTCGGCTGGCGCCGCGAGAGCTTCCCCGGTGTCAGCTTCCCTCCGCTGCCGACGCACGCCGCGCCAGGATCGGGAAAGAACCTCCCTCGGTGGCGGACCGTTCGGGACGCGATTGCCGACCTTCCAGCCCCCGTCGGCACAGAAGTCCGCGACGTGGCGGCGCCGCTGAACCTCCACTTTGGGCGCAACCCGACTGCCAAGAGCCAGGCGCGCTATCGCGTCATCCCGCCGGGTGGGAACCGCTTTGATCTTCAAAGAATCGCTCCGGAACTAACGCCGGATTGCTGGATCAGGAAGACCTCGGGCGGCACTGACCTGTTTGGCCGGTTGTGGTGGGATCGTCCGTCCGTCACAATCCGGACAGAGTTCTTCAAGCCTGAAAAGGGCCGATACCTACACCCAGAAGCGCATCGACCAATCACTCACCGAGAAGCTGCGCGGCTGATGGGGTTCCCCGACGACTTCGAATTCGTCGGCTCCAAGATAGAAATTGCACGACAGATCGGCAACGCTGTTCCTCCGCCGCTGGCTGGTGCTATCGGGCAATGCGTGCGTCAGCTCCTGAATAGCCGTTTGTGTGCGGCAGCCTGACTATTCTAGTTCGAGCTTGCCCGTCCGGTGCGTTTCGTCGTGGTGAAGGTTGCACAGAGTAACAAGGTTCTCTGCGATGTTCGCCCCGCCGTGCGCATGCTGCTCAATATGGTGGGCTTCAAGGAAACGGTGATCGGCTTGCGGGAACCCGTTCGGCCATCCGCAGCCTAGCCACCGACAGGACCAATTATCGCGCTGCATGACTTCACGTCGGACCAGCTCGGGAATGTGCCGATCATGCGGCGGCGCCTGTTCGTCGCGCTCCAAGACATAGACCCCTATAGGTAGAGTAGGATCACCGGTGTTCCGGGTTATGATCGGCCAGCCTTCTTCGGTTCGCAGTTCTCGGGTTCGACGTGCCCATTCGGTAGCGTTGCCCGCGACATAGCGGAGTTCCTCCGACGTAATCCGCTTTCCCACATTCTCCCTGAAGAAAGTCAATAGCTTAGTTGATACACCTGTATTGCCTCGGCGGATGTGGTTGGCTCTGTTCCATCGGAATGCAGCGTCTCTGTCCTGGAAGTCTTCCAAAAGCAAGTATTGGTCCGGACGAAGGTGCGGAAGTGGGGCTTCTCCTTCCAGCCGTTCTTCTTCGCTGGCTTCGCGAAGTTCACCTGCCGTAACACCGGACAGGATAGGCCAACCTTCTTGCACACGAAGTTCTCGGATGCGGCGTGCATACTCGCTGATCCCCGCAACTATCATAAGCTCGTCGCCGTCGATCACGGTGGCCGGGAAGCGGCGGAGATAGGCAAGTATGCGATCGCGTGCCGACAAACTGCCGCCACCGGGCAGTAAAGAGGCGCCTAAGTCGCGAAGCAAATGGTTCGCCGGGATCAGCTCGCGGACTTGATCTCGCAAAGAGCCGATCTGAAGGTACTGTTCGAAATTCTCAAGGAGGTCAATCAGGTTGTTTCGAATTTCCTCCGAATCTCTTTGTTTTTTTCTTTTTGCCATTCTTGCCCTCAAGTCGAATTTGTTGATTCAGCGATTCGCTCGAGAATCTCGCCGTCGTCCTTAAGCTGACATTCCCAAAGTGTTACGGATGCGATGCCGATCGTAGCTAACTCTTTGATAGCGCAGGCGTCTCGTGCTTTATTCCTCGTGATCTTCGCCACCCAGAATTCGGTGCGGGTTTCCGGCATTTTGGCGCGCTTGCATCCCTTATGCCCGTGCCAAAAGCAACCATTCACGAAAACCGCCAAACGGTACTTCGGCAGAAAGATATCGGGGCGTCCGGGCAGGTCGCGACGGTGGAGCCGGAACCTATAGCCAGCCCGGTGAAGTAGCCTTCGAACGCGAATTTCTGGCTTTGTATCGCGTCCCCTAACGCGGCTCATATTGACGCTTCGTGCCTCGGGGCTAATTCGGTCTGCCACGGCCAGCCCTCAGAATCAGTTTCATTCGAACCGCTACCGCTATCCACGCAGGGCTCCTTCGGGCCTCATGTAATCGACTAGGCGGCTATCATTCAAATTGTCCTATCCGCAGGGCGATGACTAGCAAGGGTACCGGGCCGTCCCGGCCATCATTGAGGACATTGACGCTTCTCTTTTTCCGGCGGTTTTCGTGGGTGGGCAGAGGCGTGAGTCGAGTACTTGGTTTTGAATTGCCGCGTACCCATCTTCGTGCACCACAGCACGAGAGGAGGACTGCAAATGGCACAGGTCAAACGGATCGCAGAGGCGGAAGAGGATCTCCGGAACTTGATGGAAGACGTTCTGGTTCGAGCTGGGGCCGCCAGTTATTGCCCGCACGGCACCTTCCTCACGCGCGGCGACAGCGAGGCTGAAACGAAGGCCTACAAGATCGCGAGCGCAATGCACCGGGATGGCGAACTCTCGGGTTCCCTCAATCAGGTCCGCGAAGCTGTTAAGGCCGCGATCGAGAACGCTGCGGAGGAGTGCTCAGCCTGCAGAAAATGGCAGGACGAGTAAACGCTCAAGACGAGCGCGGCCGGTAGCCGGTCTGCGGCGAAACGATCAGGGACACCTGGCGGCTGCCGCAGCGGCTGCACCGCAGATGCGGGATCAGCTTAGAGGCCATGGCCGAATGGTCCGGGCCCAGGCGGCGGACGAGCACCTCCAGGTCCAGCTCGGCATGGTAGCCGCAGCCGCGGCGGTCGCAGTAGGCGCGGATCGCGTGGCAGTACTCGATGTGCTCGGCCAGCGTCACGATCTTGGTGACGCCTGTCATCGGGCAGACCTCAACCGATCGAGCCCGAAAATGCGCTCTTTCGAGCCATCTTCGAAGACGACATCGATGATGGGCACGGCAACGACACCGACGAAGCGATCGCCGCTGGAAGCATCCATCTCGAGGTCGGCGATCCACCCGAACCGCACTGGCTCTTGCCCCTCTTCAAGGCTGACGCCGACCCGCGTTGCGTTCTCCGTGGCGGCTCGGCACTCTGACCATTCCATGCGGGCCTCCTGTTGGCTGCGGCTTGGGCCTACGCGGCGTCCTCGAAGCCGACCACAATCCGGCGACCCAGCACGCTGAGCGCCTCGTTGATCGTGCCGATCTTCGTCCGATGCATCGGGTCGAGGATCCGGCGAGCTTCGGTCTCGCGCTTGCCCATGCGACGGGCCAGCTCGGTCTTCGAGATGCCGGCCGTCCGGAAGGCGTCCAGGACCGCGATCTTCAGGGCGTCCTCCGCATTCGGAGAGACGGCGAACTCGCCATCGGCTGGTGCAGAGGCGGCCGGGACCGGCTGGCCGTTGGCCACCGAGACCAGCAGCCACATGCCCAGGGCGTCGCGCGCGTTGGCGAGCGCCTCTTCGATCGTGTCGCCCTCGGTGATCGCGCCCGGCGCGTCACGGAAGGAGACGACGAAGCCGCCCTCGTCGCCGGGCTCAACCGTGGCTGGATAGGTCAGGAACTGCATCGCCGCCTCCTCAATCAAGCCCGAGCGCCTTGCGGATTTTGCGGGCTGTCTTCGGGTCGATCTCCCGGCTCGGGATCGTGGAGAACCGGTCGCCGACCCACACCATTGCATGACCGCCCTTGCCGCGGCGGGTTTCCAGTCGGTAGGAGAGCCCCTTCTTTTGGGCCTCGACCCGGAGCTCAGCTAGAAACCGTTCGCGCTTGTTCATCTGGCGATCCTCTATATTCAAAGTATCGCACAAAAATGTGCGGGACGCCATAAGTTTCGGTGGAGCCAGCGATTTTTTCGGCGGCCGACGCCTCAGAGCCGGATGGCCGTGCTCGACTGGTTGATGACGTCGTCGAGGACGCGACCCGCAACAGTCAACTCGATCGATGCGTTCCGGAGGCCGTTCGTGTCGATCAGATCGCGCGCCTCAGCCATCGGGGCGAGGATCGCGTTGAGCGCTTCCAGGGCCGCATCGAAGCTCACGAAATCGCCGATGGCGGACGCGCGGCCCTCGCCGGAGCCGTAGAGGGTCCAGAACAGCTCACCGCCGTGGATCTTCTGGAACGCCTCGGCCTCAGCCAGCGCGCCAGTGGGCGTGCAGACCTTGTCGCCGATCGTGTCATTGAACTCGGGCTTGCCGAGGAAGCTCTGGACCTCACCGTCGCTCCGAACGCAGGGCCGGATCTCGTAATACTCGAACTTCATGCTCTCTCTCCTTGGCAGGGGGCTTTAGTAGCCGGCGGCCACTGACCGAGCCATCGACAGGGACGGGCAAACCTTCGGGTCGCCGGTCATATCGGCTCGATAGACGTAGTAGTCGGTGCCGTAGCTCTCGTTCACCGCCACGATCACGTAGCGGTTGGTCTGCTCGACGATCCTCATGGCTAGGGCTCAGGCGAGCACTTTGCCGGTGCGGCGCATCTCGTCGGCCAGATGGCGAAGGCGCTTGGCGCACCGCCGGGCCTGTTCGGCCTGCTCGAGGCGGAGCTTGCGGTTGCTGGGGAAGCGCTCGGCCTCAGCGAGGCACGTTGCCTCGCACTCATCGTGCCGGGCCGCATACCACTCCATCGCTTCGATCCGGGCCTCAACCGGCTGATTGTACCAGACGTTCGGGACGGCGATCTGCTCGCCGCTTTCGTTCTGGTAGGCCAGCTGGCCGGACCGCTTGTCGTACGGGCCGACCAGGGCCCAGTTGCCGTCGGGCGGGACGGACTGCTCGAACGTCGGTTCGGTCATCTCAGCACTCCCTGGCAAGGGGGTGGCCCGGCATTCGCCGGGCCTTTGAACTGGGCGGACGCCGGTCAGGCGTCCTCGAACATCGCCTGCACTTCGTCGAAGGCGATGTCATTCGTCGACCGGAGGGCCGCTACTGCATCGCGGTGCAGCCCTTTGTCGACGAGCCGGCTGCAGATGTCGGCGAAGGCCGTTTTCAGCTCGTCGTCCGTTGCGTCGTAGATGTGGCGGGTGAGTTCGCTCTGCATGCGATGCTCCTTGTTGGCAGGGGGTGCCGCTGGCGCGGCGGGGCTGGCCACTAGCGGCCACCGAGACGCCGGCCGGAGCCGGCGCCGCAGTTGCGGCTAGAACCCGCGGGCCGCGCGCTCGTCGAAGTCGCGGTTCGCGTCGCCCAGCTCGTCCTCTTTGAAGTAGTGGCCCCAGTAGAAGCCGCCGTCCTGATCGTTCCGCCAGTGCGTGGCGTAGCGGTGCAGGCGATCGGTTCCGAGGTCGCGGAGAACGACGGCGCCGGGCGCGGTGGCCCCGCCACCTGGCGTGTGATGTTCGCGGAGAGTGTTCATCGATCGGGTCCTTGGCAGGGGGTGGATGCCGCCCTCGCCAGAGCGCGGCTGAGGCATTACGAGCGGTTGGCTTCGCGCTGCGCGCGCTCCTGCCAGTGCTCGAGTGTCTGACGAACCCGGAGGCCGATTTCCTCATCGGTGCACCGCTCATCGAGTGCGGCCTGGAAGAGGACACGGAGGCTGTCGGCGGCGTCAGCCATTCGGTTGACCGTCATCGTCATGGGGCTGAACGGGATCGGGTTTTGGGTCTTGTCATCCATCGTGTTCTCCTTGGCAGGGGTGGTTGTTGATTGATTTCAATAACTTAGCACACCGTACTCTTTGGTACAAGGGGTGTACCAGATAAATCGCAGGCCGGCTGCCTTTTCGTGCGCCCGCCGAACGGTCACCGACCGAATTTCAGAACAGTGAGGGGCCAATGGCCGAGCGTCTCGTCGAAGTCGGCAAGAACCTTGCCGTCTACAAGGTCGCTGTGACCGAGATCCGGGAGCAGGACGTCAACGCCCGTGTGATGCCGCCGGAGATGTTCGAGCGCCTCACGGCCAACGTCCAGAAGGACGGGCGGCTGGAGCAGCTCCCGTTCACCGTGCGGCGCGTCGACCATTTCGAGATGGTCTCGGGGCATCACCGCCTGCGTGCTGCGCGCACGGCCGGCCTCACCGAGCTCTTCATCCTCGCGGACGAGCGCGACCTCTCCAAGAGCCAGGTCCGCGCCAAACAGATCGCGCACAACCGCATCTCCGGTACCGACGATCTGGAGACCCTGAAGCGGCTCTACGACGACATGGACACGATCGAGGACATCCTCGAGAGCCACCTGAAGCCGCACGACTTCGACGATCTCAAGCAGCTCGACAAGGTCGATATCTCCGACCTTTCGATCTCGCTGCCGTTCCGGACGTTCGCGCTGACCTTCCTGCCGAAGGCGATCGAGAACCTCCAGGAGCTCGAGAAGCACGTCATGCGCATCCCGAAGGAGGCGGACGAGATCCTCGTGGTCCCGAACGACACCTTCGACGAGTTCCGCAAGGTCGTCCTCGCCACCGGCCGCACGGAGAACGTCCGCTCCCTCGGCGTGACCATCTCGCGGATGCTCGAGATCGTGCGTGAGAAGCTCGAGGCCGACGGTGTCAACGTCGACAAGGCTGCCGAGCCCGATGAGGACACCTGAGGCTCCGGCATCGCTGGGTGGCGTCGGAAGGCGCATCTGGCGGGACGCCGTGCGTCAGCTCCACCAGGAAGGCCGGCTGCGCACGGCTGACCTGCCCATCGTGGCTCTGTACGCCGAGGCCTACGAGGATTGGCACGAGGCTGCGGAGAAGATCCGCGACCAGGGCAAACTCATGAAGACGCCGACCGGCGCCGTCGTGCACAACCCCTGGCTCTCCATTCGCAACGACGCCTCGCGCCGGCTTAACGACCACGCCCGGTCGCTTGGCCTGCGCCCTGACGCGCGCCTGGAGCATGGCTCGGCTCACACGTTCCAGGACTATTTCGACTGATGGCCCGGCAGCGCGGCGAGCAGGCCGAATACTTCACCGTCGCCCAGGTCCGGAAGGCCCTGATCGAGGGGCGGGGCGTGATGGCGGAGGCAGGCCGCATCCTGAAGCGGCGTGGCAAGCCCATGTCCCGGCGCTACGTGGCCGAGTACGTCAGCCGGCACCCGGAGCTGCAGGAGCTGCTCGAAGAGGTCAACGAGACGCATCTCGACGTCGTCGAGAGCAGGCTGTTCCAGCAGATCGAGGCGGGCGATCCGAGCCAGATCCGCTTCTTCCTGTCGACCCGCGGCCGCCACCGCGGCTACGTGCGCGCGACCGAGGTCAGCGGGCCAAACGGCGGGCCGGTGAAAACCGAGACCGTCCTGCGGTCAGAGGACCTCAAGAAGCTCAGCGACGAAGAACTGGAGCTGCTTCAGGCCCTTCAGGCCAAGATGCAGGACAATGCTCCAGCTTGATCGTGTCCACTCGCTCGAAGAGATCGAGCTGGAGTGGGCGGCCCGGGCGGAGGAGCGGCTCTCCGTCTTCGTAAAGCGCGCCTGGCGCTTCGCCGACCCGGCGCCCTACCTGCACAACTGGCACATCGACTGTATGTGCGACCACCTCGAGGCGGTCTCGCGCGGGCAGATCCGACGGCTCATCATCAACATCCCGCCGCGGCGAATGAAGTCGCTGTCGGTCTCGGTCATGTGGCCGGCCTGGACCTGGGCGCAGAACCCGGATCCAGACGGCGTAGGACACGGTTTCCGCATGCGCCCCGGCACCTGGATGGGCCCGGGCACCAAGTTCCTGTTCACCAGCTACGCCGGCTCGCTGTCGCGCCGCGATGCCGTCAAGGCGCGGCGCGTGATGGACTCCCCCTGGTACCGGAAATACTGGGGCGACCGGGTCCAGTTCTCAGCCGACCAGAACACCAAGAGCCGCTACGAGAACACCGCTGGCGGCCATCGTATCGCCACGTCGATCGACGGCGAGGGCACGGGCGAAGGCGGCGACATCATCGCGGTCGACGACCCGCACAACGCCTCAGAGATCCACTCCGACGCCTCACGAAATGAGGTCCTCGACTATTGGTCGGAGACCCTGTCGAGCCGTCTCAACGACGCCAAGCGCGGCGCCTTCGTGGTCATCATGCAGCGCCTGCATGAGCGCGACCTGACCGGCTACATCCTCGCGCGCGAGTTCGGCTGGGACCACGTCTGCCTACCGGAGAAGTTCGAACCGGACCATCCGACGCCGATGAAGTCGTCGATCGGATGGCGCGACTTGCGCACCAAGGCGGGCGAGCTCCTCTGGGAGAAGCGCTTCGGCGAGACCGAGTACAAGGACCTTGCGCTGTCGCTCGGGCCCTATGCCGAGGCCGGCCAGCTCCAGCAGCGCCCGGCCCCGCGCAAGGGCGGCATGTTCGAGCGTCACTGGTTCGAGATCGTGCCGGCAGCGCCCGCCGAGGGCGACACTGTCCGGGCTTGGGACCTGGCCGCTTCGATCGAGCAGGCCGGCAGCGAGCCTGCCTGGAGCGTCGGGCTGCGGCTGAAGCGGACCAAGGACGGGCTCTTCTACATCGAGCACGTCACGCGGCTCCGAGGCTCCGCGCTGCAGGTCGAGGCGGCCATCGTCAACACCGCGGCCCAGGACGGCAAGCGGGTCAGGATCTCGCTGCCGCAGGACCCTGGTCAGTCCGGCAAGATGCAGGGTCAGTACCTGGTCCGCCAGCTGGCCGGCTACGACGCCCGGGCCACGACCGAAGACGGAAAGAAGCACATCCGCGCCGAGCCGGTGTCCGCCCAGGCCGAGGCCGGCAACATCAAGCTCGTGAAGGGCGACTGGAACGACGCCTTCCTGGACGAAATCGTCCTCTTCCCGAACGGCCAGTTCGTCGACCAGGTCGACGCGCTGTCGCGGGCGCTGGCCGACCTTCTCGAGCACCGGCCGAAGAAGGCCGGCTATGCCACATACCGAGGCGGGTTCTGATGCCGATCAGCTTGGACGACTTCCACCCGGACTATGACCAGTACAAGACCGAGTGGGCGCTGATGCGCGACACCATTTCCGGTGAGCGCCGGGTCAAGGACAAGCGCGAGGAGTACCTGCCGAGGCCCGACGGCATGCGGGCGATGGAGAGCTCGGAGAACCCCGGCGAGCCCGAACTCGGCCGCAGCATGTACGAGGCCTACCTCAAGCGGGCGCGCTTCCCCGACGTGGTGAAGCCGGCGATCGCTGCTATGGTCGGCACGATGCATCGGGTGGCCGCCACCATCACGATGCCGGAGGTGCTGGATCCGCTGCGCGAAAGCGCGACCCCTGAAGGCCTTCCGCTCGAGGCGCTGCACAAGCGCATCACGCGCGAGCTTCTCTCAGCGGGCCGGTACGGTGTCGCGGCGGACGTCAAGGAGGGCGGCGAGGCCGGGGGCGTCACTCCGTACCTGGTCGGCTACCTGGCAGAGAACATCCGCAACTGGTCCGGCGAGGGCACCTTCTACGTCCTCGACGAGAGCTACTACGACCGGGACGGCTTCGCCTGGAAGACGGTCGAGCGCTACCGCGTCGTCGAGCAGGACGAAGAGACCAAGGCCATCTACGTCCGCATCTTCGAGAAGCGGGACGGCAACATGGTCGAGATCGTCGTCGACAACGAAGATCCGATTGCAGCGCCCGACGAGTACGAAATCACGGACGGCCGGCTTCTGACGCGCACGGGCGGTGCGGCGCTGGAGCGCATGCCGGTGGTGGTCGGAAACGCCACCGACATCGTGGACAGCCCCGACGATCCGCCGTTGATCGGCATGGCCCGGGCTGCCATCGCGGCCTACCAGCTCTATGCCGACTACCGCCACCAGCTCTTCTGGAGCGGCCAGGAAACGCTGGTCATCACGGGCTTGAGCTCCAACGACGACCTCGCGCTGCCGAAGGCGGTCGGCGCTGGCGTCATGCTGGTCCTGCCTGAGGACACCGATGCCAAGTACATCGGCACCGAGGGCAAGGGCATCGCGGCTCACAAGACGGCGATCGACGACGAGCTGAGCCGGGCTGCCAAGGTCGCGGCGATGACCTACGAGAACCGTGGCGAGGGCGTCGAGAGCGGCGAGGCTCGCCGGATGCGCCTGCGCGAGAGCACCGTGAAGCTGATCGACGTTGCGCTGACGTCCGCCGGCATCCTGGAGCGCGCGCTGAAGGTGTTGGCGGAGTGGACCAACGCCAACCCCGACGACGTCTCGGTGATGCCGTCGCTCCAGTTCCTCGACACCAAGCTGAGCCCCGATGAGATCGAGGCCCTGCTCAAGGCCTGGATGGCGGGCGCCATCTCCAAGCAGACCCTCTACGACCGGCTGCTCGAGGGCGAGATCGCCACGCACGACCGGTCCTTCGAGGAAGAGGAGGACCTCATCAGCCAGGAGGCACCGGACCTCGATGACGGCACGGCCGACGAGATGACGAGCCTGACCGGCGTCACGTTCGGCGAGAGTGCCGACAAGTCCAAGTCGAGGGCCAAGGACGACGAGGACGAAAACGAGCCTGAGAACGAGGACGCCTAGTGCCCGGCGCCGCTGACGTCTCGCAGGAGCTCTTCGACGCCGCGACGATCCACGAGATCGATGTGCGGCGCTACGGGCAGCGCACCGTGCGCGAGATCCTCGGCCTTCTGGACCGAGCGGACGCCGATCTGGTGCGGCAGATCCAGGATGCCCTCGGGAACGAGGCCAAGAAGACGCGCATCGAAAGCCGGCTGGCAGCGATCCGGAAGACCAACCGCGAAGTCTACAATCAGTTCCAGGCGATGCTCGGCGACGCGATGGACGGGCTGTCGGGCGCCGAGGCAAGGTTTCAGGGCTCTCTGATCGAGGGGGCCCGCCAGGCGCTCAGCATCAAGGCCGTCTTCGACGCGCCGTCGACTGAGCAGATGGTGGCGGCTGTCCGCTCGCGTCCCTTCCAAGGCAAGTACCTGAAGGAATGGGCCTCCGGGCTCGAGGCGGGCAAGTTTGAGCGGGTCCGCGACGCGCTGCGCATCGGCTATGTCGAGGGCGAGGGCGTCGACGACATCGTGCGCCGGCTGCGCGGCACCAAGGCCTACGGCTACAAAGACGGCATCCTGAACGTCTCCAAGCGGTCCGCCGAAGCTGTGGTCCGCACGGCGTTGACGCATACCACCAACACGGCCGTTGAGCTGACCGCGAAGCGTGGAGCCGAGGCCGGCGTCGTCCGGGCGGTGCGCTGGTCCGCGATCCTCGATGGCCGGACGTCGGCGGTGTGCCGGGCGCGCGACGGACAGGTCTTCCCGCTGGACAGCGGCCCCCGGGCGCCGGCTCACTGGAACTGCCGCAGCCGGCTCCAGTACGTCCTGATCGGCGAGCCTGACGAGCCGCGGCGGATGACGTACCAGCAGTGGCTTGGTCGGCAGGACGTCGAGACGCAGGATTACATACTCGGCAAGACCAAGGGGCAACTCTTCCGGAAAGGCGGGCTGGAGGTTTCGCAGTTCGTCGACAGCCGGGGCCGCGAGCTGACACTGCAGGAATTGCGGGAAAAACTGCCGAAGGCGTTTGAGAGGGCGGCCGTCTGACCCTATCTTCGGCCCCATGTCCTGGGATCGTCTGTCGCCCACCGCTCAAGACTGCCTCACCCGTCACGGCTTCGCCAACGCGGATGCCGTGCTCGCTGCCGGCAGGCTGACGCTAACGCGGGTCGCCGCAATCCCGCGATCGGTACTGGCGGAGATCGAGGCGGCATTCGGTATTGCGGGTCTCGCAAGCCCCGCCGATGTGGAGCGTGCCCGGCAGGGCAGGTGGCCTGATCTGAGCTCGACTGACGGTGACGGCAAGGGGGCGAAGCCCTGGCGCCGGCAAAGCCTCGACGAAAGCGAACAGGTGACCTGCTGGCGCTGTGAGCAGGAGATCGGCATTGCCACGTCGGCCGTGATCGAAGTGACGCTAGCTCCGCGCCGCGCGCCGAACGGCAAGAAGGTCGGCGGGACCAAGGTCTGGGCGTGTTCATTCTGTATGGCTCGAGGGAAGCTGACCGAAGTGTTCAAGTCTTAACGCATTCTTATCCCTTCAAAATCGACAATTATAGTTAAGAATTCGTTACCTAGTGCAGTTAAGCGCGCTTTACGCATCGCTAGGCGGTAGTGAAATCTAAGGATGCCTGCGACGCGTGTTTTCTCAACCTTTGGAAGGAAAAAGGTTGTCGGAATGTTCTCATTGCGGCTTGCGCGATCTGCGGGCTGGGGGCTAGGATCTCATTCCTAATGGTGGATGGACCAAGATGAGCGTACAGCATCGGACTGAGGACGTGCAGAACGGAATGGTGGCGCAACTCGAGCGCTTGCTGGAGGACGCCAAGTCGGGCGCCATCAGCGGGCTGGCCATCGCAGCAGCCTTCCCTGACGGGGCGACCGGCTCGTTCTTCCTCTGGAACCAAAACCCGCACTCTCTCATCGGCGCGGTGACGGTGATGCAGCAGGAGGTCGTGCTTGCCTCCCTCGATACCGGCAAGGGAGCGCACTGAAGCGCGATGACGCACATCACGGCGTGCGTCCTGCGGTCTGGCGGCAGCTACGACCTGGAGGACGTGACGCGGTTGCGAACCGGCGTCGAGCAATATCTCGGCGGCCGGTTCGTTTGTTTTACGGACGCGGTGGACGAAGTGTCCGCGGCCGGCATCGAGACGGTGCCGCTGGCCGCCAACTGGCCGGGCTGGTGGTCCAAGCTGAACCTCTTCGCGCCCGCCTTCGCGGGTGACCTATTCTACCTCGACCTCGACACCATCATCGTCGGCCCGCTCGCTGATCTGGCCGGCATCGGCCGGCTGGCGATCATGCGGGACGTCTATCGCCCCTACGGGCTCCAGAGCTCGGTGATGGTGATCCCGCAGGCGGAGAAGGCCGCGGTCTGGGAGTGCTTCACCGCCGACCCGGACGCCCACATGGACGGTCACCGCGTCGGCGGTGATCAGACCTTTCTTGAGACGCTCTGGCTCGACCGGGCAACCCGCTTTCAGGACGCGCTGCCGGGGCAGATCGTCAGTTACAAGGCCGACCGCGTCTGGGAGCGGGGCGTCCCTGACGGAGCACGCGCGGTCGTCTTTCACGGCCGCCCGAGGCCGCGAGAAATCGGATGGGAGCTCAATGCCAGTCAGGTTCGCGTTTCTGCCGGCCCAAGCCGTCTTCAACCTTACAAGCCCGAGATACCTGCCCGAGGTCTCGTCCGACTGGCGCGGCAGCGCACCCTGGCACAGTGACCGCTACGAGCCGCTGCGCGACCTGATCGAACAGCTCTATATCGGCGGCTTCAACGCCATCTCGGGGCACTACCAGCGGCTCGAGGACAGCATCCGCCGCGAAGGCATACGCAATCCGATCATGGTGAGCGCTGGTGGGCTCGAGCGGCGCCGCTTGGACGAGTTGCCGCCTTCGCTTGGATCGGTCACCGACCTCTTCGTCTCGGAATACCTCGGCGGCTCGAGGCTTTGGGTGGCGCAGCGCCTCGATATCGACGTGCCGTGCGTCATCAACGACTACACCGGCCGCCTGACGGTCGGTGACCGGCTCAAGACGCTTGAGGCCGTGCTGGCGACGTTCGTCGACCGGCCGCGCCAGGCGACGCTGCGGCGTGACGGCACCGTGGCCATCAACGATCTGCCCTACGTCCATCTGCCGGAGGGAGAGCGGTACTCGGTCGAAGAGCAATCACGGCTACGCCAGGGCATCATCCGGCGCATCCGCGGCGAGGTCGACCGGTGGCTGGAAGCCCATGACAGGAGCGGTGTTGCTGCATGACCGATCACGACCCGATCGCCGAGTGTGAGCGCAAGAAGTATGCCCGCATCTGGGCGCTACCGAGCTATCGCGTGAACTCGCCCGGCCGCAACATCGCCCCGCTCGCGCTGGAGAAGCTCGGCGCGCAACCGGGCGAGACCCTGATGGACTTCGGCTGCGGCGAGGCGAAGGCCGTCGACTGGTTCCGGTCGCACAAGATCAAGGCGGTCGGCTGCGACCTGGTCCAGCTTCGCGACGACGTGATCCCGGCCTGCCTCTGGGATCTGCCGGAAGACTTCCCGGTCTCCGATCATGGCTTCAGCGCCGACGTGCTCGAGCACATCCCGCCGGACAAGGTCGAGGACACGCTCTGCGATATCGCGCGCACTGTGCGCGGCAACGTCTTCTTCCAGATCGCGACCACGCCGGACGTCCATGGCGAGAAGATCGGGGAGACGCTTCACCTGACCGTGGAGCCGGCGGACTGGTGGGGGACGCGCCTGCGGCACTTCTGGGCCTCGGTCGAGCTCGGTGCGTGCGAGCAGGACTGGCGCTTCTGGGCCCTCTGTCGCGGCCAGTAGCCCGTGACCACCCTTGTTGTCGGCGGTGCCGCCTGCGTCTGGGATGACGTCGACGCGGCCATGGCGCTGTTCGCCCCGACGGCAGTGATCGCCGTCAATGACATCGCCATCCAGTGGGATGGCCCGCTCGACATCTGGGCGACGCTCCACCCGGAGAAGCTGCCCTTGTGGGATGCGGAGCGGCGGCGCCGCGGCCTGCCGGCGCCCGGGGCCATCTGGTCGCATCGAGCCCAGGCGCCGCTTGTGTCGCGCCACCGGCCGGATCTCGGCGGCTCCTCGGGCATGTTCGCGGCCTATGTGGCCCGAGACGTGTTCGGCGGCCGCGTGGTCCTGGCCGGCGTGCCGATGGACGGAGCGATCCCGCACCTGGTGCGCGGCGAAACCTGGCGACAGGCCGGCGGCTACTGGCCGGCCTGGCTGGCTCACGCGGCCGACTTGGCCACGTTCTGTCGGTCGCTGAGCGGCCGGACCCGGGACCTTCTCGGTCCTCCCACCGAAGCTTGGCTAGCCTCGCGCTGAGGTGGCCTCTGACCATCAACCGCCCCGCCCGGTCCGCCGCGCGGGGCTTTCTGTGCGGCAGTGCCGAAAGAGGAACAAATGCTGAAAGCGATCGTCACTGACATCGAAGAAGTCGAGGAGGCCTACCGCGATCTCTACGTCGAAGAGGATGGCAAGTTCATCCTGCAGCTCGACCGCGAGACCGTGCGCGATCATCCGGACGTCCTGGCGCTCAAGAATGCGCTCGACCGCGAGAAGGCCCGGCGCACCGAGCTGTCCCGGCGCGTGACCGAGCTGGAGACCGCCCAGATCGAGCTGCCGGAAGGCTTCTCGGTCGAGGAATGGGAGCGCCTGAAGGCCCACGAAGCCGACAACACCGGCAACCGCGATGACGATGCGGTGAAGGCCGAGCGCGACCGCGTCACCGCGGCGTTCGAGAAGAAGCTCAACGACCAGAAGGCCGCCCACGAGAAGGCCGTCGGTGAGCTGCAGACGAAGCTCGATGAGCAGACCAACGCGAACGAGCGCCTCGTCGCCGACACCGCCCTTGACCGGGCGATCGACGGCGCCGGCATCGCCACCAAGCATCGCGATCTGGTGCGCGCCTTCCTGAAGACGAAAATCAAGATCCATCGCTCGGACGACGAGGATGCGCTCCCGACGCCCGTGGTCGAGACCGATCTCGATCCGGAGATGCCGCTGGAGAAGTTCGTCAAGGAGTGGGCCACCACCGATGCCGGTCGCGTCTATGTCGACCAGGCCAAGGGTGGCGGCGGCCGTGGCGGCGACCATCCGGGCGGCCGGACCGGCAAGAACCCGTGGCTCAAGGACCACTGGAACGTCACCGAACAGACCCGCCTGTTCCGGACCAAGCCGGAGGAGGCGAAGCGTCTCGCGAAGGAGGCGGGGGTCAACCTCCCCTAGCCGATCTCGCAACGACCTTGGCGGGGAGCACCGCTCTCCGCCTTCACTTTGGCCGCGTCACCGATGACGGCCCGTCATCATCCCACTTAATTGCAGGAGCACACCATGCCTCAGACCTCTCTGTCTGATCTCATTGTGCCGGAAGTCTTCACGGGCCCGTCCATCGAAATGGCCGTGGAGAAGAACGAGTTCATCCAGTCCGGCATCATCTACCGCGACCCCGATCTGCCGATCGGCTCCGGCACCACCGTCGAGCTCCCGTTCTACAACGACCTCAATGGCGAGGATAACGTCTGGGGCGAGGAGGACATCGAGCTCAACCGGATCGACATGGCGCAGGACACTGCCGTCGTGCTGACCCGTGAGAAGGCCTGGGGTCGCACCGACCTCTCGGCCGCGCTCGGTGCCGCGGACCCGGCCGGTGCGATCCAGCAGCTCGTCTCGGGCTACTGGGCGCGTCGCCAGCAGGCGACCCTGCTTGCCCACGCCAAGGGCACCCTGGCCGCGCTCGCGGGCGAGAGCCCGGGCAAGAACTCCGTCGACATCTCCGGCCTGTCCGGCGCCGCCGCCTACCTCGACGGCGAGAGCTTCATCGACGGCACCGCCCAGCTCGGCGATCGCTCTTCGGAGCTGAGCACTGTCGCGGTCCACTCCGCGACGGAGGCCTGGCTGCGCAAGAACGACCTCATCGAGGACGTTCGCGACAGCGCCGGCGTGGTCATCATGTCCACGTTCCAGGGGCGCCGGGTCATCATCGATGACACGATGCCCTTCACCGGCTCCGGCTCGAGCCGCGTCTTTGACACCTACCTCTTCGGCGCTGCCGCCGTGAGCATGGTGGAAGAGACCGTCGAGAACGCCACCGAGGTCGCCCGCCACCCGGAGAAGAAGGGCGGCACCTGGGCGCTCTACACCCGTCGCAAGTTCGTGCTGCACGTCCGTGGCGTGCGCTGGACCCCGGCGAGCGGCGTGCCGGCGAAGGCCACCCCGTCCAACGCGGAGCTCAGCAACGCGGCCAACTGGAGCCGGGTCTGGGATCCGAAGCACATCCGGCTCGTCCGGCTGCGCCACAAGATCGGCTAAGCCCCTCCCTCTCACCGAAAGGACCAGTCGTGAAAAGCTGGAAAGCCCGACAGGCCTCGGCGCGCGCCAACATCGCGCGCCGGGAAGCCGTCTCCGAAGTTCGGCGGCGGTATTTCGAACTGCTAGAGCAGGGCCACTCGCCGGAAGAGGCGGGCCGCATCGCGCAGGAGCCGCCGGCACTGCCGGTCATCCAGGCCGACGACAACGCCGGCCCGGGCGATCCCAACCAGACTGGCCAGGTCGTTGACCCGGGTCAGTCGGACCAGACGAGCCAGACGGACGGCGGTGGCGAGAGCCCCGGGCCCTCCGCGGCGCCGCCTGGCTTCCGGGTCGAGACCTATGCCCGCGGCTGGTTCCGCGTTGTGCGGTCCTCCGACGGCAAGGTCATGAACCAGAAGGCGCTGCGTGAGGACGAGGCCAATGCGCTCGCAGCGAACCTGGCCCAGGGGGCGCAGGAATGACCCCCTACGCCGAGCAGGGCGACATCGTCGCGCTCTATGACGAGCGTCTGCTCGAGAACATCGCCTGGGACGACGACGCGGAGACCATCGCCACCACGATGGTCTCTTCGGCGCTGACCCGGGCCACCGACTTCATGAATTCCTACATCGGCGCGCGCTACCGCCTGCCGTTGGCCACGACGCCGAAAGTCTTCGTCCAGCCCTGCGTCGACATCGCGGTCTATTTCATCGCCCACGACGCCGGCCGGCTGACCGACGAGATCAAGGACCGTTTCAAGATGCAGATCGGCTGGCTGAAGGACGTGTCGGCCGGCCGCGCGACCCTCGTCGAGATCGATGAGGAGAGCGGCGAGAACACCGCCGAGGCGAGCGACCGCGGGTCCATTCGCTTCGGCTTCCTGCAGCGGTTCTGACCTCCATGATCCTGACGGTCGAGTTCATCGGCGCCGATCGGGTGGAGGCGGTGCTGTCGCGCTTCGATCAGATCCCGGAGCAGGCGGCCGTCGCCGTCGGCGTGCTCGTCGAGAACCAGACCCGCGATCGCTTCAACACCAAGGAGGGGCCGAACGGGCCTTGGCCGAAGTGGGCGGCCTCGACCGCCAAGCGCAAGAAGCGCGGCTTCTCCCTGATGGTCGAGAGCGGGCGCCTCGCGCAGTCGCCGACGCATTCCGTGTCCGGCCTGAGCGTGCTGGCCGGGACCAACGTCGAATATGCCGTCTACCACCAGGGTGGCACCAAGCACATGCCGGCCCGCGAGATCGTCGGCCTGTCCGCCGACAACCAGGACGAGATCGAAGAGCGCCTGCTGGCCATGTTCAAGGAGGCCCTATGACCGCCGTTTCCGAGCTTCGCGACCTGATCGTCACGAAGGTGAGCGCCGCGGTGCCGGACGTTTCGGTCTACGGCCTGAGCGACGCCGAGATCAACGAAGAAACGCTTCGGTCGGTCTCCTTCCGCTCCCCCGGCGTGCTGATCGCCGAGGCCGGCGCAGTCGATCTCAAGGACCAGCCGACCGGGCAACTGGCTCTCGATCTTCGATACGCAGT